AGCCCGGTTCGCCGAGGGCAACACCGTTCGCTACTACGAGGGAAAGGTCGACTGGACAATCCTGCGCGTTGTGGAGATGTCTCCGCGCGATGGCGGATTCGTGCCCTTCTACTACGTCCTGGAGTCCGGTATGTCTGGTCGGCGCATAACGGCGTGGCCGGGCGAGGTCCGCAGGTGGGTGCCCGGTGAGCGTTGACGGGCGACTCTTCATCTGGCCCAAGGGTCGTACGGCGAAGGTGGAGGCTGTTCAGCAGGTCGTACTGGGCTTGGGCCTCCCCTATGCCGTCAAGCCGTTCTGGTACCAGGCTGGCGTTTCAGTGGGAGCCGAGCGCGTCCTGGTGCTGGAGGATGGCTTCGAGAACAGCCCCATCGTGGACTACATCCGCCCGCTCAAGAAGGAGCAGGTGGAGGAGGCCGTGCGCTGGGCGCTGGGGCTCACGGAGAGTCGCGGCGGGCGTAGGTACATCGACACCATGAAGCGCATCTTTGGCGATGGGCTGGTCGAGAGAACGGGAGAGGGAGATGAGTACGGCGAGTAAGGCGCAAGAGAAGGCAAAAACCCCCAGGGTTCCGCCGAATGCCAAGAAGATGCGGTCGGCCGCCGAGGCGCTCGGCTTCGAGTGCTTCGCAGAGAACAGAATGATCCACAAGCCCGCGACACTTCGCAAGACGGCGACCGATCAGCATGCGGCGGGGTCTGTGCTCTACGCCGCGAAGGACGTGGACACACACTTCCTCCAGGGTCGCCACCTGGCGCTCCCAACGGGTCTCGCCTTCCAAGCGGTGTGGGGCGCGACCTTCTCTGGTCGCATCGTAGACGAGTCTGGCGGAAAGCAGAGGCCGCTACGTGCGAACTACTACTACTCCAAGGGCGCGCAGGACGACTTTGGGTACACTGCCCAGCAGGCCGAGGCGCTCGGTCAGGCGCGTGATTACCGCTACAATGATGGCGAAACCTACACTGTTAGCCGGTGGAAGGTGGAGAGCTGGGCGGAAATGGCGAAGTGGATCGACGACATGATCGACGTTCTGCGCGTTGCTCACCCGCACATCTCGGCCAAGCCGAAGAAGAAGAAGGACACGGAGGGGGAGATCATGCACGAACTCCTGAATCCCAAGATCGATTTTTCTGTCGAATGAGGGTCCTCGCGCTGGACCCGGGGAAAATGACGGGCTGGGCCTACTTCATCGACGGAATCCTGATCTCCTGTGGCGTCATCATTGACGGCAGAAACGGATTCATCGAGTGGGCGAAGGCCCAGATGCCCGAACACGACGTGCTGGTGGTGGAATCGTTTATAGTGGAGCCGAGTTTCGTCGGAACCGCCGACGCCAGCGAGGTCATCGGGGCAGCGTTTGCGCTCTCGGACGCGCCAACCAAGCGCGAGCAGCTCCGATCGGCCAAGGCGACGCTTGTCAGGGGGGACCAGACCAAGCGATTCAACTGGCTACGCTCCAAGGGGTTCGAGGGAATGACCCACGAACTCGACGCCATCACGCACGCACTCCTGTACTACAGGGCGGTCGGCCACAAGCCCACCTACCTGCGATACTGGGCATAGAAAAAGCCCCCACCTGCATCGGGTGGGGGCTTTCTTGTTGCACTACTGGGGCTTGGCCACGTACGCGCCAACCACGGTCGCCAGCGCAACGACGCCAGCGTAGATGACCGGCGTGAAGTGCCCGGCGAAGGACAGCATGTCCGGGGTCACGGCCGCGAGCATGGCGGTTGCCACAGTCGCGAGAGCGCCCCAGAGGGCGGCCACCTTGACCTTGTGGGAGGGTGCCTTGGTCGGGACGCCGTTTGCGTCACGAGTGACGTTCAGCTCATCGAAAATGGGGGTGCTCATTCGTTCTCCTTACTTGTTCACGATCATAGGGGCGATCGTGTTGATGATCGCCGTTCCGGCAGCCATGGCACCCACGGAGGCACCCAGACCGGCCCACAGTTGCTTCGGCGAGATGGTGCGCCGCGCCTCCTGCGTCCGAAGGCGGCTCTCGTGGTCAACGTTCTGCTCTTCGACACCACGGATTCGCTCGCTGTGCACGTCGATGCGCCCCGCCTGGCCCGCGAGGCTGGCGTCCAGCTTCCCCTCCAGGCGGGCCAGGGTGGTTGCGATTCCCGTGTACTCGGTCACGTCTTCCTTCATGGCTTACTTGAGCGGGTTGGCGGCGAACTCAGCGCGAACCGCCTTGGCGATTGCGGACGGATCAGTCACGGAGCCAGAGGGCAGCTTGGATGCAATCTCGGCCGCCAACTTCTCGTAGTCAACGACGGCGGTCGCCGGAGCGCCACCCGTCATTGCGACAGAGCGGGCAAGGTCGTACTGTCGATCGTTGAGGGAGAAGTTGCGGTTGGTGTAGAGGCTGCCAGCGTTGGCCGACTCCTCGGCGTTCAGCTCACGGTAGTAGCCCTCCCCGAACAGTGCCTTGGGGCGGTTCGGGGACCACGCCACGAACGAACCGGAAACAGGGCCAGACACGTTCCCGGCAGTCGCAGCCGCAATGCAGAGGTCATACTGTCGGGTGCTCACCGTGGTGTCCTTGGAGGCCACGGCACCGACGTTGCCCGCTTCCTCGCCATTCAGGGCGTAGTGGTATCCAGGTCCAATGAGTGCGGCCGGACGGTCTTCGGCGCGGATGATGTACATTTCAGCTCCAGGGAGAATCGGGGGGGGTGTAGGTGTCGTGGGCGGCAGGGTGGTGCCTCCACCGGCTGGCGAGCCTCCGACAACCCGGGATCGGGTGAAGAAGCGCCAGTAGCCATCAGTGCTCGCATGCCCCTCGACCTCAGAGTGAAGGTGCGGGCCAGTGGAGTTCGTGCCCTTGGACCCGACGTGGCCGAGGGGGGACCCCTCCCAGACCTCGGTGCCCTTCACGACGAACGGGCTCGGGCCGTCCATGTGGTGGTATCCGACGGCCGGGTAGCCGTCGTACTTGACGTACATGTAGTAGCCGCCGCGCGGGCTGTATGCCACGCCGCGCACATAGCCATGCCCAGAGGCGCGGAAGATCGTCCCGCGCGCCACAGGGTAGTCAACGCCCGAGTGACCAGCATAGGTCTGGGGGTTGCCGAACGGAATGGGAAGCATGTCAGGCTCCAACCTTCGGGTGCATGTAGCGAACGCCCAGAAGCTCCGTCGTCTCGGGCAGGAACTCGTTCGTGATCGTGCTGTCACCGTTCGTCGTCATCGTGATCATGTCGCCAGCGTTTGCGTCGAACTCTGCGATGACGGGGCCGATCGTCCAGGGGCCGTTCTGTGTGAAGCGGGAGACTTCGACACCGTTGTTCGCGATGCGGATGATGCGGTTCGTGCCGCTACCGATCGAGAAGGTGTAGATGTAACCGCGTGCAGAGTAGCGCCCGGTGATCGGGATCCTCAGTGCGTTGCTCACCAGCGTGAACCCGCCAGTGAGCTTCGATGCCGTCTGGAGGTTGATCGTGAGGTTCTGGTTCGCCGTGAGCGTCTGGCTCGCGCTGTTTCGCGCCCCACCATACGGGAGGACGCCAGCGACCGGATACCACCCCGCCTGAGCGCTCCCCGAGGGGTTGGTGGACGCGTTGTAGAGGCCGAAGTATGCCTCCTCCCACCCCTTGTCGGATCGCCATACGCGATCCCCCTGCACGGGGTTGGGGTAGGCGGCAGTTCGGGCGGCATCGGAGTTCACCGTAGGCGCGTACGTCTTGATGGTGTCCTTGACGGCCTGGATCTCGGTGCCGGTGGCCGACTCGTTCGAGACCTGCATTGCCGCAAGGTGCGTGATGAGGTCGTAGCCATCCCCATTGTTGGGTGACCAGCGACCGCCAGGGGTGGTAGGCATGTAGTGTTCTCCTAGAAAGCTTGGTGAACCCTAGTCTACCACCCCACGAATGTCAAGCGGCTTGGCCGTACTGGTATACAGCCCTGACGTTTGAGTACGTCACCGAGCGAGCGCCAGAAGACAGCGCCGCCTCGGCCTCAAGGGTAATCGTTACCGTGCCGCCAGAGTCGGGGCCAGCGACGAACCCCGTGTAGCCGGTCAGCGCCTTGGCCCCGCCCCAAGAGGAGGGCTCCAGGAGCTGGGTTGGGACCGACCGAGAGTCTCGGTGAAAGACCTGGCCGTCAACAGACATTGAGGCATACACCTCGGTCTGGAGGCTGTTGCTATTGGTGGCCGTGACCTGAACGGAGAGCCACCCGATACGCCGAACGGCAGGGCGAGGGATCTGGAGAGTGAGCGTCTGCGTCACGGATCCAGAGCCGAACACCGGAGTGGTTGCATTCGGGTGGTTCAGGATCCCGGACTGCCGGGCCTGAATCTCGTTGATCTGGTAGGAGATCGTGTCCATCACCGAGTTGTTGACCCTGCCATCGTTCGAGGCGTCCCCGCCAAGCCTCTCGATGGCTTCCGCGTTCTGCCGGACCTGATCGGTGATGTCGCGAGCCCACGGCTCAGCCATGGGGCCAAGGTTGCTGGGAGGGGGGGTGTTCATGTGACAATGCTTCCTGTGAAGATGCACCAGAGGCGCACGGATACGCTCATGGTGCCGGTGGACTGTGCCGCTATCGCAGCCTCCACCGTGACGGACTGGCCCGGGGACACGCTGCCGCTGCCAGCGATCGAGTAGGTCGCCGTGGTGAACTCGGACGGCTTCTGGTTCTCGTGCGAGTACATGAAGTCGACGCCATTCAACCTGAGTAGTGAGCGCGAAAATGGGGTCGGAACTCCGGTCCCGACCAGGTTGGCGATGACGGTGAAGTCGTATGCCAGGTCTGGGCGGGGGGCACTGAAAGACTGGGTCTGCGCCGGGTAGACGTAGGCGACAGCGCTCGGGTTCAAAAAGCGGGTGGTGGACTGTGGCGGTGGCGTCCTTGTCAGGATGGATGCCACCGTGGGCAGGGCGGAGATCTGGTGCTGCATGTTCTCCGCCCGTGCCGCGAACAGCGACCCCGCACTCCCGGCGTCGGCGCGCTGCACCTCGATGGCGCGCGTCGTGGCGTCATTCTCTTCCTCGACCCAGCGGCCCCAGGGGCGCGCCAGGGATGGCAGGTTCATCTCACTGCGAATCATGCCATCCCTCGAATCGTCGCCTTGTAGTAGGTCATTCCGCCATAGTGCGCCTTCACCTGAGCGTAGGTGCGCCCAGCAAAGAAATTCTGCATGTCATCGTAGGTCAGGTCATCGTCACCCTCGATGTCCATGCCGCCCCAAGAGGTGGTGGCCTCACGGATGCGGTAGTAGCGTCGAGACTCCTGGTCCCAGAACCGAGCCCCGGGCGCGTTGCCAAAGACCTGGTTCTCGAAGGTGTCGCGGACCTCATCGTAAAGGTCTGCCTGGATCTGCTCATACGTCTGCGCCCCGAGGATTGCCTGCACCTGCGAGTAGGTCTTCCCCGCCCAGAGCGACTGATTGAACGAGTAGGGCGGGTAGTTCGCCGTGCCCGCCTCCCCGCGCTTGTTCAGCGCGGACACGGAGGCTGAGATTGTCATTCGACGCCCACTGTAGCGACCAGCGCCTCGCGTGCCAGCCGAGTAGGCCGCATCGAGGGTGTTCAGGAACGGGTTGTCGATGGTGGGCGCGAATTCCTGACCCGTCCGATAGTCCGGCACGCCGGTGGGCAGGATCAGCGACTGGGGCTTGACCTCGACAAAGCGTCCAACGATCCGAAGCGTGGAGTACGTCTGGTCCGATGAAGTGCCAGACGCCCATCCGATGCGGAACACCTTCATCGGCTGGCCGTTGGACTGCACGAGCCCGCTCGCGCCCTTGATCGTGATCTTGATGGATCGAGTGTCGGGGGACACTTCCGCCTTGAGGCTGCCACCGAAGGCCGCCCACTGTGCAGGCTGGATGGGGATACCATCATCGCCGACAACGGAGTAGACGGAGGACGCCTGGTATTCGCGAGGGATCTCGTACATCGCCACCGGAGGCTCAATCGAGAAGATCGAAGCGTCGACGTTCTTGCGGCTGTCCAGAATCACCTCGGTGGTCTCCCCCGCATTCACGCTCAGTGGCGTGACCTCGGGGCTCCAGCCGCCAGAGGGGTAGACGAGCCCGCGGTTCACGTGGCGGGTGGGGTACCAGACCACCTCCTGCTTGAGAGCAAGGTCGGTGCTGGTGATGCCCGCGGTGCTTGTCGCTTCGCGGTCGCGGATGGCCTCAAAGAGGCGCACGGGGCGCAGGACGACGTTGTTGGAGATGAGGTTGAGGTCAGCGCCAACCGCGGTCGCCATCATCTTCATGTGATTCCACAGGTTGCCGTTCCACCCCATGAAGCTCACCTGCCGGGACGCGATGCCCGAGTCCACGAGAATGCCAGCGTCCAGGTTGGCCAGGGAGCAGTAGTAGCGGAAGGCCGCCTCCAGGGTGCCCACGAACGGCGCGACCTGCGTCTCGATGTTGAACTCGCCCAGACGGTTGCTCGCCATCACCGAGTAGCGCGCGGCCGACTCTCGATTGTCGGACACCTCTCGAAGCGTGCCCAGCGTAGAGCCGAGCTTGGTGTCGATCACATCGAAGCTGTCCTCGATGTTCATGCCGACAGGCGAGAGGGGAAGATTGTCGAGGGTAGCCTCGATCGTCCCGATGGCACCAGAAGAGTCCCCGCCCGCCAGCGGCGTCGAGGACTCTTGAATGGTGTACGACTCGGGGTAAACGCGATGGCCACCGACAGTGAACTTCACTCCCATGCGCCGACCTCCTTGAGATTGAGTGCGAGACCGATGCGCCCACCTGCCACACCGGAGTAGTTGACGACAGTCGGGTCACCGTCGAATCGGCAGCCAGAGTGTCCTTCTCCAGCGTACCAGGGGCCAGCGAGAAGGTCCGAGGTGACCGTCTTCGCGAGGCGCGCCGTCATGCCGCCGACGATCAGGGACCCAGTGGCCCCCTGGTTGCGAAGGCCGATGCGCGCCCAAGGCTGCCCGGTCACGAGATGATTGGCCACGTTGGTGTCGGCCAGCCCAAGGGGCGTCAGATCGGTGATGCCAGCTGGCGTGCGAACGTAGACCGCCCCAGCCCCAGAGAACACAGCGCCCAGCGCCAGGGTGAACCCCGGAGGGATGGGGATGAAAAGCTCCCCACTCTCCGCCTGGGAGGAGAAGCCCGCCGGGAGCGGGTAGCTCGCCGCGTCCACTGGGTAGTCGTTCTCCGTGGACACCTGGGGCACGGCGGTGGGACTCACGTCTCGAACCAGGGGCTCTGCCTCCCAGTTGACCGCCATGGACGGGTCGGCGTGCCGCTTGGGCAGCACGTTGGTCCGGTAGTACATGGGGTCCGAGAAGTAGAGCAGGCCGCGCCCGTAGGATCCATTGCGGTAGCTTTCCATGAGCGACACGAGCCGCTGGTCGGCGGACTCGCCCCAAGAGAATTGATACCCCTTGTGCGAGTCCACCGACTGCCGGACGGATCCGCCTCCGCCGAGAAGCACGGTGCTGGCGTTCGAGCCGATGCTACCGGCCGCAGCCCCCGTGTTGGGGGTGTCGATCCAGGTCATCTTGCGCTCGGTGCCAAACCACATCTTCTCGATGTTGTCGAACAGATCCATTAGTTGCTCCCTGTGAATGCGAGGCGGCTGTCGCCCCTAGAAGTTGCCTTGGCAAGCTGCGTCTGCCCCACATTCAGGTTAACAGACAGGATGCTCGCCAGGTGGTTGAGTGTCGCCGCGTCCAGGCCGATCGGCCCAGTCATGCCGCCGCCCACGTGGCCGCCCGTCGCGTAACCCATCTTCGGCGCAGACTTGCCGCGCTGGAGACTTGCCACATACGAGGTGTCCGGGAGGCCCGTCCGCTGGTTCACGTGACGCTTCGGGATGACGTACTCACCCTTGTGCACCACGCCCGCAGGCTCAAGCCAGTGCCCAGCGCCCGTGTAGCCACCGCTGGACCAGCCCTTGCGGATTCCAGCCGGTGCCTGCACGTTGTTCAGAAGGTTGACGGTACCGTTACTGTTCAGCGAGTTCTTGAGCCCAGCCAGGATTCCGTTACCCATGTTGGTTCCAACGGACGAACCGTTGCCCCAGGCGTTGCCATTGATGCCGCGCTGCCAGCTGCCCACCGGATCGCTGGAGTTCAGCGTCGTGGCGGTGCCATCGTTGATACCCTTGGCGAACGTGTCACCAGACTGGCGGCCCGTCGTGTTGAACATCTGGACGTTGACGCTGAACTGCTCATTGAGCCACTCGAAGAAGCCGGTAACGCCCTCCCATGCGCCAACGATGAGCTGGGCAACCCACTCGCCAGCACCCTTTGCCCACTCTGGAGCGGTCTCCGTGAAGAACGTCCGAACTCCCTCGCCGATACTGAGGAAGAAGTCCTCGATCGGCTTGTGAACCCAGTCGTCGCCAGCCCAGAATCCGTCCCACCAGTTGAGGCCGCGCTTGGTGCCCTCTTCCATCTGCTTGCCGAAGATGCCGTCGTAGTCCAGGCCGCCGATGCCACCGCTCAGGCCCGAGCCCACACCTGCTCCAGCGTCAGCACCAGCCTGTCGGCCAGCCTCTGCTGCCTTGGCGCGGAACTCGTTCAGCGCCTGGAGTGCGGGGTTGGGGTCGAAGCCGATCGTGATGTCGCGCGGCATCTGCGCGATGATGGTCGCCAGGTCCTGGAACCGAGCCCCGTAGACCTGGATCTCGCCACCCGAGTACCCAAGCGCCGTGGCCTGAGCGGAGAAGTCCGAGTTGAGCTGCGAGACGACGGCCTGGATCTGCTCCTGACTTGCGCCAGCCGACGCCAGGGCGCTAACGTAGTCCTCGTAGGATCCGAGCAGGTCGCGGAAGACCTTTCGGTTCTCGATCGCGGCCTTGGAGTTGCCCTGGAGTTCGGTGCTCGCGCCAGCCTGGGCCTTTGCGAGGTCGTCATCGATCTTGGCGATCTCCTCGCGCAGCTGGGCCGCACGAATCTGGTCGTCATACGCCTCAGCTACGCCGAGCCAGTATTCCTTGAGAGACTTGTCTGCCGCGAGGGTGCGAGCCTCCTGCTGATACTTGGCAATCTGCTCATTCAGCTCGATCCACTTGAGCGTGATCTGGTCCATGGCGGCACCAGAGCCGAAGCGCAGGTCGCCCGATCGCTTGAAGACGCCGTTGAGGTCGCTCACGTAGTCCACGAGAGTGCGGACCTTGACCGCGGCAGCCTCAGCTGCCTTGCCAGCGTTCCCCAGAGAGTCGCCCAGGTTGTTAGCGCCCTCGGCGGCCTCACCGGACCCCAGCCCGGCATGCTTCGTGGCTTCCTCGTACTCGCTCATCGAAAGAGCGGCAGACTCTGCGTAGTTTCCGCTACCCAGGAGGGCATCCGCCGCACCACCAAGCAGGGTGACCAGGAGGCCGACGCCAGTTGCAGCCAGGAGGCCGCGAACGGCAATGCGCAGGGCGGTCACGCCCCGAGCGCCCGCCGTAGCACCAGCGCCAACACCAAACAGGGAGCTTGCGAACCCGCGCATGGTTCCGGCCGCCGCCACGGAGGTGCCGCCGAGCTGGATGACGGCGTGACGCATTGCGTACGTCGCAGCCGTTCCAGCCAGGAGCATTCCGCGCATGAGGACCATGGCACCGAAGATGCCAATCACGCCCGTGATGAACGCGCCAATCCAGACAGCCCACTTGTTGTTCCCGAGCCACTCCGTCAGTCCGAAGATGACGTTGTTGATCATGGTGAGCAGGCTCGCCAGGGTCGGGACCGCGCCGCCAGAGATGGCGTCGATGAGCCCATTCAGCCCGTTGAGGAAGATCGTCCACTGGGAGGCCAGGTCGTCCACGGTCTGGGCGTACTGGCGGTTCAGCTCTGCGCCCTCAATGAACCCCGTGCGGGCGTCATCAAAGGACTGGCCGACAGACTTCATGCCGCTCACGAGTCGCGTGAACGTGTTACCGGCGCGAAGACCCGAGAGGCCGAGCGCATCCAGGTTGCGGGTGAGTTCCACGGCGTTCGTGGAGTTCGCGGCGAGACCGTCGAGGACGGCCCGGAACACCTCCGTGCCCTGACCCGCCTTGACCATGTTGGCAAGGGCGTCCGAGGTCATGCCGGTGATGCTCGCAAAGGTCTGGAGCTTGTCTCCACCCTCGGCGACCGCGGAGTTCAGCCGAGCGAAGTACGTGTCCAGAACTCCACGAGCACGCTCAGGCGCAACCTGGAGGGATGCGAAGGAACCTGCAAGGCCAACGATCTCGTCGGCTGCAAATCCGGCTGTCGATGCCGAGGCTGCGATCTCTCGCACCAGGGACATGATCTGGGCCTCAGTGGCGTTCGAGTTGATCGACACGAGGGCCATGGCGGAACCGAAGTTCTCCAGGTACTTCTCGGAGAGGCCGGTCTGGGCCATGAAACCACCGAAGGACTTCGTGACCTCATCGATCGACACGCCAGCGACAGATGCAAAACGCGCGACAGTGCTGGTGAATTGAATCGTGTTCTCTTCCGCGATCCCCATCTGGTTACCGATGGTAGAGATCGCAGAAAGCTCCTGGAAAGTAAGAGGAATCTGACCAGAGAGCTGCACCAGAGCGCTGCGGACACCCTCAACGCCGCCCTCGACCTTCGAGAAGTCACCCGTGCGCTGCACGTTAGTAAAGGCAGCCTCGAACTGCGCCGCAACAACGGTGGCGTAGATGGCAGCACCAGACATCGCCGCGCCCATGAACTTGTAGGCGTTGGCAACGTCGTAGAGGGCGTACCGAGCAGAAGGGTTCGAGACCTGGGCCTGAGCGTCGGCCACCTTGGTGAGCGCGGCGAACTCTGCATCCCACTCAGACGCAGCGGCAGAAGATGCACGCTGCTTGCGGGCACGGTTCAGCTCGTACTCAGCGTTGGAGGACTGCTTGATGGTGCGAAGGCGCTCCTTGAGGCCCGTGATCTCGTCCCGTGTTGCACGGGTGGAATCGCGGGTGGAGGTTGCCGAATCGCGGAGGGCGCGGCTGGTCTTGGCGACGGCGGTCTCGATGCCATTGAGGCTCTTCTCGAAGTCGTTCGCGTCCAGGCCGAGGCCCTCGAACGATGACCGAAGGGCCTCGACATCCTTGAGGATCTTGTCGAGGCCCTTTGCGGTTGCAACAACCGGAATGTTGACCTGTTCGGTCATCGTAGCTCCTAGCAGGTTGGAAAGTCTATCCCCCCATACTATCAGCCTTGTTCTTGAATCTTTCGCGGAACTCTGCTACGATGCGCTGCGCTTCGGGGTTAGCCTCAACGAGAGCCTTCGCGCGCTCCTCCGCTTCTCTGGCCGCCAGCGCGTCGATGCCCTCTTCGGGGACGACCTCGCCGCCAGCCTTGCGGGCTTCCCAGTCCGCTCGGGTGGGCCACTTGGCCCCGGGGCGCAGGACCGGCTCTGCGTGCCAGCGCTGTCCCTTCGGGGCCTTGTCGCCCGCCTTCTCCTGCGCGACCTCCACCGCCTGTAGGCTGCGGATAACGCGCGGTACCGCCTTGAAGGAGATGTCCCTCGACTCTTCGACCCAGATCGGGTACCCCTCGATCTCATAGGCCCGCTGGAGGTAGAGGGCCTTGATGAGAATGCCGTCCAGGCGTGAACGCTTGCGTCCAGGCTGGTCGAGCAGAAGCTCAAGGGGTGGTCGACCCGAGTCAACCGCCGCCTGGATGACAGACTTCATCCAGGCGTTGCGGTCGAGCGTCAGGAATTCGGAAAAAAACCTTCATCGAACTTCCGCTCGTAGTCCCCTGCGGCCACGCGAAGCTTCTGGATGCGGGACGTGAGGATCGCCTGCGCGGCGGCAGGGGCGCGGTCGTAGAAGGCGGCCACGTCATCCGGCGTCGGGCCGATCTTGGTGACCCCCGGGCCGTGCCAGTGGATCCGCTCGATGTGCATCGAGAAGATCACCGCGTTCAGGTATCGCATCCACGCCTTCTGGTGCTCCTGGGGGAGGACCTGTACGAGGCGATTGTCTGCCGTTCGCTGGGACTTCTTCTTGTCCTTGAACTTCTCCTCCACCAGCGCGTCAGCCTCCAGCACCCGCTCATCGGAGACGCCCTTGAGGTAGAAGGTGATCTTGGAGTTCTCGATCTTCGCGGTGAGAGAGTCGAGTTCCTTGCGGTACTCTGCCAGCTTCTCGGGGTCATGCTCGCCCGTTTCGGGCTCCCCGTCCGTCATGTACTGCTGGATCTCGGACGCCAGTCGTCCCATCTGGTGAGCCGCCTTCTCGTTCGTCGCGACCGTGACCTCATCCTCGGGGTATTCGACCTCATCGAGGAAGTCGTACATCGAGAAGTTCTCGGGGGTGTCCAGAACCGCATCGACCTGATCGGCTGCTGTGGTGTCGTTCTCAGTGCTCATGTGTAGCTCCTTCTCTGTCATGGATTCCTCCAGAATAGCAGAAAGCCCCCCACGTCGAAACATGGGGGGCTTTCGGGTTAGGCTACGGTCACCTCAACGGTGTCCGTCACGGATCCGGTTGCGCCGGGGAGGATGCCGGTGATCGTTGCGGTTCCGGTCGCCAGGCGCTTCACAACGCCGGTCGAGGAGACCGTAGCAACGGCCGGGTCAGAGGAGGTCCAGCGGATGCCACGAGTCCAGTCCCGGGCGTTCACCTTGCCGGTCACGTATGCGTTCACGCCGACAGCGGCCGAAGCCGGGCCATCGAGGGTGACGGAAAGGACCGGGGCCGCGGTGCTCACGACCGTGTAGGGTGCGAAGCCGCCAGCCTTGAGGAAGTTCCGCGTGTACGAGAACGCCTCCTCGCCAGTGATCGAGTCATCCCACTCATCCGTGATGATCTTCATGACAGTCGCGTAGTCGCCATCGGCGAACTTGAGGTCAAGTGCGGGCTGCCCCGGCTTGCCGATCTCCCCGTCCACAGACAGCGCGAGGTAACCAGGGGTGTGCAGGTTCTTGAAAGCCTGGTACACCAGCGCCGCCGCGTTGGTGATGTCGTCGCGGTACCCGGGGTACCAGAACGAGGAGGAGCCGCCGTAGTTGGCCGCAGAACGGCGCACGACGGCCGCCTTCGCTGCGATCGGCACGGCATCCGCAGTGTCGGAAGCCTGAGCGCCCACCTCGAAGTTGTCCCAGATGGTGACCTGCTCCAGCTCCAGACCGGAGTTCATCTCAGCAACCGTGGGCCACCGGAAGTTGGCGAACGCGCCATCCGGGTAGAAGCGGTAACGCACGTTACCCATGCTGTCAAGTCGAGTATCGACCATGTTCGTGTCTCCTTGTCCGCTTACGCTACGGGCTTCTCGTTCCAGCGCACGAATCCGGCCGTGAGGCCGTTCTGCGCCAGAAGTGCGGGGTCGCCACTCGCGAGAGTGTCAACGGGGTAGTCGGTTCGGAACGCCATCATGCGAATGTCGTCGTCCACGGTGAACTCCTTGGCGGGTGTGCCATTGAGCGGCCCGGAGTCCTGGTCGCCGACGCGCTGGACCATGATGTACTCCTGGTCAACGTGGCGGAGCCAGTCCAGGGCCAGATTGAACACGCCAGAAGCGTTCCGGTCCTCATCGCGGTACAGACCCAGTGCGATCTCGGGGTTGATCTGGCCGGGGCGCGAGACGCCAACGCTGTCGCAGAACGACAGGCGCTCGTCAAGCTCCGAAGAACCGATCGTGAAAGTCGTGGACTCCTCATCGAGGGCACACGTGATGTCGAATCCGAGTCGCGTGTCCGTGGTGTTCAGCTCTGCCGCAGTCGGGTTTGCACGGTCGGCAAACGCGGCAACGTCGAAGAGCTTCCAGGTGACGGAGTTGCGGCGGAGATCCTGGGTGAACAGATTGTCAACCATCAGTCTTCCTTGTCCTTGTCGGGGGTGACCACGTTGGTCACTCGGCGGGCGGACCCCTTGGCGGGATCCTTGACGATTTCGCTGAGCCGCGCCCGGGGCTTCGGGCCGCGTACCTCGGTGAGGTGCTTGCCCAGCACGGGGTGCGTCAGGTGGTCCACAGGGACAAGGGACACAATGCCCGTGATGTCGTTCTGTGCGTATGCGGTCTTCATCTTGTCCATTCTAGCAGTCTGTGCTATGGGGCAACGCGCTTGCTTGCGATGCCGAAGTCGAATCGGTTGGTGCGCATCCAGCGCGCGGGCTTCGTGGACTCCTGCTTGACCTGACGGCCATCGGCGTAGAGGGGCGTTCCGGTGTCGATGCGGCCACCACCGGAGACCTTGAAATCCACCAGCCGGTCGGAGATGATGTTCATGAGCCTGCGCGCTCGGTCATCCGTGGGGCCGATCACGGCGATATCTACGGTTGCGTAGTACGAGTCGAGCTTGCGGCCCCCGAAGCCCTGCTTGCGGCCCTTCTTGGCGTTGGAGAACCAGAGGATCACGAACTCCTGCACGACGCCGTTCACAACCTTGATCTCCTTGTAGTCCCCATCGGGCACGCCGCCAGTTATGACGGGCACGTGAGGGTACTCGGCCTTGAGGAACGCGACGATCGAGTCCTGCTCCTCCTGCGGGTTGATGCTGTACATCTCAGCCATCAGAACCTCCCTGCAATGTCTTCGAGTTCGCTCCGAAGGACGTTCTCGGTGATGTCGCGAGCGTCACGGAGGGCGAACATCCCCTCCACCGTCTCGTTGGTCAGGACGTGGTTGAAGCCCTCCTCCTGGAACTTGTAGTAGTCGGGGGAGCCTTCGTCCCAGCCCAGGTTGCCAGCCGCCTCGCGCTTCGTCTTCTTGGTGAGGACGCCGCGTACGTCGTCCAGCATGTCGCCAGTATCGACGCGACCGGGCATGGACCCGGTGCGGCCGTACCACGGGTGGCTCCAGGTCTTGCCGGTTCCGCGGGTGGAGATCGCCTCCTTCATGGCCTGCTCGCCAGCCTCCAGCGCCGTGTCAACGGACTCGGCCAGGGCTTCCTTCATGTCGAAGTTGGCCAGGCGCTCAAGGCCAGCCAACCCGGAGATCTTGATCGTCACGCTGGCCATCAGGCGGTCCAATTCCACTCGGTGGGGCGCATGTCGCTCGTCAGCTCGACGGTTCGCACCGCCATCTGCGATGAGTTCACGCCCGAGTCCACCACGTATGCCAGGGTCTCCAGCATGGGGTCGCGCCCACCGTTCAGGACGCGGGCCTTGACTCCCGTGTAGAGCAGGGGCGGGTTGTCTGCGGGGTCCAGCTGGAAGCGGAAGTTGCGCGTGTCGCTCGTCTGGTATTCGTTCGACTGGTCGCGCGGGGCTCGCAGGTGCTGGACGCGGGCCTTGCCCCTCCAGATTACGCTGGCCTCGGGGCCTCCGGTGCCAGTGATCGGATCCCACTCCTCACCTTCCACCATCTCGTAGAAGCAGACCTCGGCGACCATGAACAGGCGTGCCGTGATGAGGATGGACTCCTCCCAGCTCGCCGGGGGCGGAGTGAGGGTCACCATCGGTACGTCCCCTCTCCGCACGGCCATGGCCACGGTGCTGCCTCAGCCTTGCGCCAGTCGGCATCGCCACGCACCACCTTGAGGTCGAACATGTCGTCAACAGCGCGAGAGTCCTCGTCGTCAGCAACCTTGGCCCACCATGCCGCGAGGTTCATCCAATTGCCAACGGAGTCCTTCACCGAGTACGAGAGGTCATCCGTCTTGATAGTGGCACCGCTCGACGCCCACTGGGCACCGATCTGCGCGTACGCCATCGAGATTGCGCGGGCAACGGACCCAGACACGTCGATCATCGCCTGAATCTCGGCATCAGTCCAGAGCTGGTAGAGGCCCTGCCCCGGGGCGGGCGGATCAAGCTCGATCCACTCGGAATCCCCCGCGAGTAGACGGAACTTTCCTACGTCAGTGGTCCCATCGGGGGGAGCGTGACCGATCTTAGTGTAAGCCATGCTTTTATCCTATCAGTGTAAGAGAAACGCCCCCACCGGGGAGGTGCAGACCAGAGAAGGAGGAGGAGGAGAGAAGGTCTGCTCTCAGAACCCGGTGAGGGCGTAGTAATCAGTCTACCCTACGGTTAGACCGGGTCACGCCTTGAGGGCTGCAACGATCGCGTTGATGGCCGTCGCGCCGATCGCCAAGTTGGACGTGCCAGCGGCAATTGCCGTGCTTGCCGCCGCCCGGTCTGCACCGGCTGCGCCAGATGCTGTTGCCTTGTAGGGTCGAGGCGCTTCCGCCATTGTCTTGACTTTCGTTTCGTGATGCAAAAAGCCCCCAGAGATCACTGTGGACCTCCGGGGGCTTCATGGTGTTACTGCTTACGGTGCGCCGGTTCCATCCGAGAAGACAGCGAACTGGTTGTACCAGCCGATGCCGCCCGTGATGATGCGACCGCGGAATGCTGCGGTGTCCGTCTCGAAGTCACCCTCGAACGGTCCAACCGCGCCGCCACCGATGTAGTTGCCGGTTGCGTTCTCCAGGCGAAGCTCCGGGCCGATGTGACCCGTCAGCTGGCCGAGCTTGTAGAACTTGTCCGGGCCGGTGATGGCACCCTTGGCCGGGATCAGAGCCCACTGCGTGCCCGACAGGTAGTCGGTCTCGATGACGCCAGCGATCTTCGACAGCGGGTTGTAGCCCTGCGCCGACATGATCTGCGTCTGGAGGCCGTTGACCACTTCCAGACCCGTGAGGGCGAAGGTGTTCAGCAGGAACTTCGCGTCTTCGCCTGCGCCCGTGGGGACGATCAGGTTGTAGCGCTTGACCTTGACCTTCTTGCCGTTGATCTCGCGGTTCGCTGCCTGGCGGAGCGCCAGGGCGAGTGCCGCGCGAGTCAGCACCGAGTCGGTCGAGACCGTCTCGCCGATCATCGTCTGCCCAGCCACCAGGTGGTTGCTTGACACGTCGATGAATTCGACAAGGCCCTGCCAGGCGTCATACTCCTCGCGCTCCAGGAGCGACTCGTTGATGAGCTTCGGGATCATCGGAACGATGCCAACGACATCCTTGATGATCATCTCGAACGTCAGGTCGTAGCGACCACCGGCCTTGTGGATTCCACCCTGACCGCTGCGCTCACCCGAGAAGTGGAAGTGCGGGTAGGGGCTACCCTCGGCCACCTTGGGGACGATGTGACCAGGCTTGTTCGGCTCGGTCTGCGGGCGGGCAAAGCCGTCCGTGGTCGCCTTGATCGAGTAGTCCATCGGGGTCTCGAAGCTGGAGACGGTCATCGTCTCAATGGCGTCCGACCAGGTGCGCTCCGCAGCCTCCCACTCGTCCACGACCGACAGCTGCGTGAGCTGCGCGAACGCGAAGATGAAGTCGTCACCCGTGGTGTGGATGGCCTCGCCGCGGATGGCTCCAAGGTGCTCCTTGAACTCCAGGACGGCTCGGTTGTCGTTCTCGGAGACGCCCGCGATGATGCGGTCTGCCTCGGCGAGCTTGGCGTCGTTCAGGCGCTTGTTGAAAATGGGGAGTGCACCGTCGCGGGTGACGGTTTCCATGAGGGTCTGTGCCATGATGCTTACTTTCCGATCGTAACGGCAGTGTCGGTTGCGGAGAGGGTTCCGCGGAACCACTCGACCTCGCCGTAGAAGGTGTTGGTGTCCTCAGTGAGGGTCAGGGTTCCGTCAGCCTTGAGGTAGACGGGAGCGCCCTGCGCGACTGCGACCGTAGCACCCTCAACGGGGAGGAAGTACGACCCGGAGAAGCTCACGGTTGCATAGTCGGGGCCAGCCAGCGACTCGCCACCCTTACCGGGGGAGAGGATGAGTGTTTCGGACCCCGTGGTGACGGAGACCTGGTTGCCCTTGTAGTCCTGCGAGCCGGTGATGGTGATCGCCGGGCGCTCGCCCGAGATGAGCGGCGTGCCGGGGGCAACGTTGTTGCCAACCTTGCGCTCGCGGCGCTCGCTGCGGATGTCAGAAAGTGCGACGTTCAGAGCCATGCTTAGGCCCCCTTCTTGTTCGATGCGAAGCCGCGGAGGACGTGCGAGCTTCCGCCCTCGCCCAGTCGGCCGGTCTCGGTTGCGGACTCAGCGACGAGCGCCTTGGCCTCTGCGGTGATCTTCTTGCTGTCTTCGATCGCCTGGGCAATGTCCTTGCCCGCCATCGCGCTCTCCGTGAGAGATGCGACCTGCGAAGGCAGAAGGTCGGCCTTGGCGGACTCGATCGCCGCCACGCCCTCCTTGGCCTTGGCCATTCGCGCCTCGACCGCGGCATCAACGGCGGCGGCGAGTGCGTCTGCGTCAACCTTCGCCTGGACCTCGGAAGCCTTGGCTCCAGCGATCTTCTCGATGCTTGCTTCGATCGCGTCGAAGCGATCCTTGAGTTCCTGATCCATCTGGAGCAGTCCTTCCGTTTCCTTGACGGCAGCCTTGTTGACTGCTACGTTGTTCTTCTCTGAGTCCAGCTTAGCGGACTCATAGAGCTTCTCGACCAGGGCGCTACCCGGGCGGCCCGGGTAAACGACCATATCGACGCCGTTCTGGGGGTCATCCAGGATGGCAGTGATGTTGCCGAACTCGTCCGATTCGCCCATCAAGTACACGCTCAGGGCGGTATGGGGGGCGACCTCCTCAACCTTGTCGATCCAGGAGGGGAGGGCCTGAATGTCAGCCACAAGGCCGACGCCCTCCTCGTACCAGCTGTCAGACGCGAGCGTTGCCCACATGCTGAACGGGTCCGGCTCACCGTTCGCGGAACGGTTGTGGGTGACGAAACACTTCGCACCCTTGCGCAGGACGCGCGGCCCATCACGCTCGATGGTCTCTACTGGCCAAGTGCCAGAGGAGCCCACACCGGGAGTGATGAGCACGGCGCGCCACAGACCTCGTGTGCCGGTTGACTCCGGGATCGAGGTGGACTCTTCAAAAAGCTTTGCCATGATGAGTATCAGTCTACACGACGTTTGTCAAGCCCCACCTCTACGCGGTGCCAGAAGCCTTGTCGGAATCCCTTGCACTATTGGCATCGTCCAGCGAACCAACGGCACCAGAGTTACCCTGACCCGCGTTCGGATCCGAGTTCTTTGCCGTGTTGGCAGCCGCATCCAGGCCGAGTTCGACCTGAGCTGCGAGCGTGGCGTACTTGGATCCGGTGAACTCGTCCGGCTCGGGCATCTTGTCGCTGGTGGGCTCGATGTCCAGGAGTTCGAGGCTGCGGTTGCGGCCCTCTTCCTGGTGGATGAACCCGAACGTGCGAGCGAGTCCGAGCGACTGGAGCTGCCGGTGCACGGGGTCCACGTCGAGGCGCTTGAAGTTGATCGCAGCCTCGATGCCCATCACGCGGAAGATCTCCGCGAACAGGTTCACGAAGTCCTCCTGGCGACTCAGGGCCGCCATCTGCTCGGGCTGGCTCAGCGCATTCTCGGAGGCGTAGGATCCACCGGGGCCGGGGTCTGATGTGATTCCAGTGGTGGATACGTCAAGCGCGGCAGCCACGCGGGCCACGAGCGGGCGCGACTCGTAGAGGTTGATCTGGCCAGCGCGAGGCATCGACTGGATCTCTGTCTCGGGCCCCGTGATGGCGGCCTGGCCTGCGCGGTTGCGACCGATCTGCGCGCCAGCGGACTTTGCCGCGTTCTGCGTCTTGGCCTTCACGACGAATGCGATGGCGGCCAGTGCGTGCTGGAGCATCGCACCGTCCTTCATGGCGGTCGCGTAGATGTGAGCCGGTGCTGCTGCCGCGAACGCGTCGGGAACGCCCCAGATCTCACCGTTATCGCGGTTCAGGCGGCGGTCCACAATCACGGCACCAGAGTTCACGGGCACGTTCACCGAGCCCACCTTGATGTGCTTCGGGTAGCGCGGCTTGGTGGCGTCATACGAAGCGGTCGGCACCCATTCGCGCTGAACCTCCGGCTTCGCGTTCGGGTCGCTCAGGTCGTTCCGGGCGGTCCAAGTGCGGAGGTAATACTTGATGCGAGTGGGGTCGTTGTCGTACGAGACGTAGTTCTCGATGTTGAGGTCGATCGCCAGCTTGGTCCACAGGCGAGTGGAGCGCTCGTACATCAGGAACAGGTTCCCGGACGTGAAGAAGATGCGGTTGATCTCCTTCATCGCGCTAGGCGAGAAGAGGATCTCCTGGTTGTACGGGTCCTCGATTGCCTTGAGGTGTCGAGGCGGGATCGCAGCCTTGGTGCGATCGGTGGAGCCGGTGGGGTCGAATGTGAACCCGCGGCCGAAGACGTGGTTGTTCTTGAGGCGGAGGCCGCGACCCAGGAGGTCGCCAAGGATCTTGGTCTGCTTCTCCAGGTAGAGGGTGGTCTTCTTGCAGTCGTCCAGGGTGAACCCCTTGAGGTTGGCATCTGCGGATCCCCACAGCTTGAGCCACCCCTCATCCTCGAACTTGAGGAGGTCCTGAACGACGCCAGCGAACTGCTCGCGCAGCACCTTGACCTCGTATGCCGGACCTGCGACTTCACGGAGACTGTTCTCCAGGGCCTCGCGGCGGGCGAGGATGCGGTTTGCGTTACGTTCTGACATGCCTATCAGTCTACATTAGAACAGAAAAGGGGGCGGAACGCAACTCGTTTGAGTCATGTTCCGCCCCCGATTTCTGTCACCAGAAGGAGTTACTACTGCTGTAGATGCCGAATCCGTCGTTTCCGTCGTAGTCGGGCATGAAAATGGTGCCCAGTGGCATGCCGTCGTCTAGCTCGATCCACATCGTTGCGTAGTTCGCCGCGTCGGCCGCGTCGGGAGACTTGATGCCCTTGTCCCGCATCTCCTTCTTGGAGAGGATCAGGATGGACTCTGCCAGACCGGCCGCGAACTTGTACTCGATGACGGCCAGCTCCTTGCACAGCGGGTGCTCCCCGTCCTCGTCGTCCGCCTCGATGTCGATCTCCCCGACCCGCATGCGCCGAGCGAACTCCATGTACGTGTAGGCGCGGGAGTTGTACCAGGCGTTGCGGTCTGGAGACGGGTCCCCACCCTTGACGCGGACCAGCTCGTACTCGCCGCGGTTGATGTCCACCATGGCGTCGTACATCGCTGCGCCCATGCCGTCAGCGTCAATGCGAAGCTGTGTGGCACCCTCGGCGATCATGTGGGCGTGAACGCGCTCGTTCGCCGCCTGCTCGATCATCCGCTGGCCGGATGCGTTGTGAATGGGGAAGAAGGGCAGACCGCGCCAGCGGTCGAGGTAGCGGAGCTTGATGCCCCGAGTCTCGGTCTTGCGCGGCGTCTTGAGGTCAACCCAGTCGAACTCGGGGATCCCGTCAGGACCAACCCCGACCTGCTTCCACTCCTGCGTCTGGTAGACCCAGCCCTCGCGCGCAATGTAGAGGTAGGACCAGTCGCCCTTTTCCGAGCGAGCAACGTCGAAGCCGACGTGCGCCGGATCCTCGGGGTCAGGGATGACCGTGGTGGCCTTGCCCATTTCGATCGTCTCGTCCAGGAAAACGATCATTCCCGAGTCCATGGCCCACTCGCCGAGCACTCGCGCGATGTAGTTGGCGCTGTCCTCGCCGTACTCCTGCTTCTTGTCTCGCACGTAGTCCTTGTCGGTCATGTACTTCATGACGGACTCAGGAAGCAGGTCGCCCTCCTCGGTGAAGTGAGGGGACTCTAGGACCGAGATGTTGATCCGCTCCCACAGCACGTTCACCTTGGGGTCATTCCACATCTGCCCCATCGCAGAGGACGGGTTGGTCGGGTTGGCGATCATGAGAATGCGGTCGTCGTTCGCGGTCGTGTTGTTCGCGAGGGTCTGGATCATGTCCTTGGACACACCGACCGCCTCGTCGGCGATCGCGAACACACCACCGTGGATACCCTGGAAGGCATCGCCCTCTCGCCCGCGCGGGGGCGTGCGCCCAGCGCCAAGCTCCAGGCCATCGTCAGAGCGCCATACGGCGGAGGACGTGATGTAGCCAGGCAGCGCGTGGTCCGGCAGGTTCTCCGTGGACTCCCCGCGGCGCTTCGCCTCAAGGTACTGGTGGTGGCGCTCGCGCGACTTGCGGTGCATCAGCTGGATCTCACGCCAGACGATACCGCGCACCTGTGCGGTGGTCGGTGCCGTGGAGAGGATGCGCGCCTCGCCGATCGGGTGCGTGTCGATCCACCAGCACGCCAGGACAGCGGTCAGGTAGCTCTTGCCGACGCCGTGGCCAGCCGCCACCATCGTGTTGTGGTTGTTCACGATCGATAGGGCCACCTCGATCTGCTTGGACCACAGGGTTACGTCGAGGATGTCCTTGGCCCAGATGTCCGGGCGCTTTGCGTGAAGGCGGCGGCGAGCCTGCATTTCCATCTGCGCCAGGACTCCGGCGCGGAACTCGATCTTGTAGCTGGGGTCGGCGTGAATCACGGCGCTCATGCATCCACCGCCGAAACGGTCACCTTGTCGATGTACTCCTGGGACGCGGAGGCTCCGACCTGCATCAGCTCGATCACGTCGTCCTCATCGATCTCCAGCTCATACTCCTTGCGGAGGCGCTTGAGAACGGTATCGAAGCCCATCACGAAACCATCCACGAACATGCGCGCCTGGTCGGCTGCGAGCTTGGTGGACACATCGGTGAGCGAGATGTTGGATCGCTCAATCTGGTCAGACACCAGCTTGAACATGCGCGCGATCGCCGACCAGGAAGCGTTGTCGCCCTTCTGGCTCTCCAGCCAGTCAAGGTACTCGGCCATCTTGATCAGGAGGATGCGTCGCTCCTGGATCTCGTCCAGGATTGTCTTGGAGTCCAGGATCTCCAGGACGCGATCCTGGGCCTGGGCGGGGGTCAGCTGGTTGAGGACGGCATCACTCAGCTCTTGCGGCGATGCGTACTTCGCGGCAGCGCGAATCAGGCGTCGGTCAATGGCCGACGCCGGGAGGATACTGATTTCACTCATGCTGCAATCCTATCAGGGCAAAGGAAAACCCCCCACGTACCCGAGTGGGCAGAGGTGGGGGGTGTCTGGTACTGCAATGCTATCAGAATTCTTGAAGCCACACCTTCGGGCGGGGGCGGTGCCACTCCGTGAGGAACGCTGTCCCCTTGGCCTTGTTGCAGTCCTCGCAAGCGAGGACGATGTTGCCGATCGAGTGTGAGCCGCCGTAAACCAGCGGGATGACGTGCTCCAGGTGGAGCGTCATCTGACTCTTCTCGTGACAGTATGCGCACAGGCCGTTCTGGCGGCGCTCTAGGCGCTGGATGTCGCGAACGGTGATCTCGTACACCGCGGCATCCAGGCCGCGCGCACGCCGCGCCGCATTCCAGAGTCGATCCGCGAGCTTCTGCTCGGGTGTCATCAGTCTGCGGCGCGGCCCGCGAGCCTTCGCCCACGCCTTGTAGTTGGCTGCCAGCTCGTCGCGACGGCTGGCCCGGTAGTCTCTCCAGTAGTGCGTGGAGCACCGACCTTGACGGCCGGGCTTCGGCGAGTTCTCACACTCATCGACCCTGCACAACTCCTTCTCCTCCGCGGTCATCAGCCGATCATCCTCCCGTTGTAGAGGGCCTTGCCATCGCGGATGCGGTACACCTGCGGCCAGGACTCTCCAGTCTCAGGATTGAACAGGTTGATGCCGAATCCGGCCTGCCAGTCCTCAACGATCTTCGCGCTAGATCCGTCAGCGTGGATCGCGCCATGGACGGACGGGACCGTGCCGTCAGTCTTGCAGAGCGATCCAGGGTTGGCACTGTAGGACTCGATCGCCTCGCCGCGCGGCCCCATGACCGTCTTGTACGTGATCTCGGCTCGGTGCGTGTGGCCAGCCCAGGTGTTGATGTGGGGCAGGTCGTTCGCGTACTGCGCCGTTGTCGAGCCCTTCGAGTTGGCTCGTGTGCCGTGGATGTTTCGCGTGCGGTCGTCATCCCAATACACGGCGGCCGGGTAGGCGTCCTTGTACTCGATGTCCAGCTCGTCCAGGCGGAGAAGGAACGGCAGGCTCAGCGTGGGCCAGTCATCGGGCATGTTTGCTCGCTTGAGACCAAACGCCGCGAGGGCGTTCGTCTCGATGAAGTTCTGCATGCGCTTGTCGTGGTTGCCCTCGATGATGACGATCTTTGCCAGCGGTGCAGCCTTGCGGAGCTTCGCGAGGAACAGGTGTGCCGCGTCGAGCGCTGGCTGCGTGGTGCGGGCGAACCCGGCCTCCTGCGCCCAGCGACTCTGTGACGGCAGGTCAAGGAAGTCGCCGAGGATGACGATCTCTTCGGGCTGCTCCTGGCGGGCCACCTCGATGAATACGTCCATGGCCCTGTCGTCGTGGAACGCCTCAAGGGTGCCATCCGCAAGGATGCGGAACCCGATCTGCGTGTCAGCCCCCTTGAGGCTCATCTTGAGGCCGTCGCGCGGCGTCCAGTGCGTCGCCGGGTAGAGGTTCTCAATGGCGACAGGCTGGGCCTGCTGGATGACGGGCCACGCGGGACCGCCATCCGCGCCCTTCTCACGGACGTTGAGGAGCTTGTTCCAGAAGCCGCCGTGCGGGTTCGTCGTGACACCCCAGTTGAAGTGAACCTCGTCGGGGTTCTGGCCGGACTGCTCAATGAACTTGCGGAAGTCTTCGTAGCCGAACGCCCGATCCGCCGTGATGGTGTACTGCTTCTCGCCGGTCGCCGTGTCTCCGCCGCTGGCAGTGACGACGCCCTCGGGCGTGAGTGGCACCTGCGCCTCACGGTGAGCCTTGTGGCGGCGGATGGAACTCTCGTCGCACCCGATCTGCTCGGCCCACGCCACGTTCGACTGGGAATCGTCCACAGCGACCCCCTGCTCGGCCTCGTATGCGCAGGATGCGCAAGTTGTGCCACTCGTCATGTGTACTCCTAGTCTCTCGAACACAGCGCCGAACGCGCCATGCGTGTCTCCCTCTCAGGAGACGGTATCACGCCTCGATGGCCCATGCAAGCCCAGAGACGACAACGGGGCCGCACGCTCGAAAGCGGCGGCCCCATCTGTTGGTGTCCACGAGTGGAGGCGTCAGCCCGCGTATCTCGTGGCGCGTGGTTCCAGTCTACACCGAAGCGCGAGCCTCAAGCTCGGGTAGCCCAGTGATGTTGAACAGCCCCCCAGCCTCATCCTCGAAGATGGGCACCTGGATCTGCTCGGCCGGGCCTTTGTCGAGTCGGCGCTTGAGGTCGTCGAGCAGGTCGGGGTGCTCGGTGAGGTCGACAACCTCCAGGTCTACGGCCTTCGACTCTAGGCGCTTCGCTGCCATCTTGCACGTCCCGCACGTGGGCGTCGTATACAGCTTGATCTTCAAGTTTCTCCTTCTGTTGGTGGCATGAAAAAGGCCCCCACCTTCTACCGTGGTCGGTAGCGCGTGGGGGCCGTGCGGCGACTACTCTCTGTCGCGTGGTTCCAGTCTACATCACGGTCGCGGCGGGTCCGGCTCAAAGATGGCGCGCACTGCTCGCATGGATACGTCCTCCAGCGCCTTGATGGCCAAGCTCCGGTTCCGGTTGCTCGGCACGTCGAGGAAGATCAGGGTGCCGAGGTCCTTCACCTTCTCCTGGATCGCGTCGATGAGCAGGCCCTCGCTCTCGGTTGGCTTGCGGCCACTCTTCGCGTTGAAGAAGTGGTGGTCGGCGAGCTGTTCTGCGGTCACGGTCATTTCGTTTCCTCCTCGTTGTCTGGGATCAGGGCCTTGAGGCCGATGATCAGGTGGCCATCCTTGGCGTAGGCCGGGTTCGTGCGAAACTCTCCGAGCGCGATGTCGTTCGCGGACTGGAGTAGACGGCCAAGCGTCCAGTCGGGGTGGTGCTGCCACGTCTCTCGAACCTGGTTCAGGAGGCGGGTCTTGTGGGCCTTGCTCACTCGCAGTCACGCTCCAGTCCGTTGCCGTCGTCGTACACCGAGTCGGTGGGGTCGTACATCGCCTCCACGATCTCACCGGCGTCGGCCACGTAGCCACGCTCGGAGATTCGCACCGGCTTGTACTTCTCGCCTGCCAGCACCTCCCATGCCTGGCCCAGCCACTCGGCAATCGCGCCCAGGTCCCCCAGGGACAGGTGATTGTCGTACTCGCGGGTCGTGATGACGGGCACGCCGCCATCCATGGTGAAGCACAGGTCGTGCCCGATGCACAGGTGGTCATTCTCGGTAGTCATTTGTCCTCCTCGTTTGTTGCGACGTTCCCACTGTAGCTCTCCACGCCCGGAGAGTCAAGTCCTTCTGCCTCTCCGTCCACTATGGCTGCCGCCAGCCAAACGTCGGCCAGCATCTCAGGGCTTGGCTTCCAGTCCCAGTCCTTCATGGTCTCCCAGATCTTCTCGTCGCGAGCCTTCTCGGACCAGATCCGCTCATCCAAGTAGGCCAGGATTGGGTTGATCGACTCGGCGTGATCCCACAATTCATGGACCGACTTGTCGTAGGCCCGCGTGAGTTCATCCTCGCCGAACAGGTCCCCGAGATGGTTGGCGGCATGGGCGTACTTGTCCTGGAGTTCGCGGCTCGCCTCGGCGTTGATTCTGTCCATGCGCTTCTCCAGTATCTCCCGGACGCGAACCGGGTCGAACGCCACAGCGCTCACGCCTTCCTCCGCACCAGGATCGAATACAGGGTGTCCTCGCCGTTCTTGGCCAGGAACGCGCGAACGTCCTTGGCGTCCCCGTCCCAAAGGAACTCGGGGTACTCTCGGGCACGCTCCTTGACCTGCGTGTCGTTGCCGATCACGATGGCGGAGAGTCGGGAGTTTCGTGGGGTGATCTTGCTCACTGGGCCGCCTCTCTTCCGGCGCGCATCCGCTCTGCGATCGCGCGCTTCTCTTCCTCTGTCTTGGGCTTGACCTTGCGTCCGAACACGTTCAGGATCCGAGCATCCTCGGCCTTCACGCGGTACTCTACGCCGAAGCCAGCCTCCAGGTGCTCCGAGAACTCCTCGAAGGTGATCGGGTTCTCCGGCGAAATGCGAACGGCCCGCCCCTCCTTCTCCAGCGCCCGAACGTGGACGATGTTGTTAGTCCAGATCGTCATGTACTCATCGACCCGCCCCATCGAGACGATAGTCTCCTGCTCTTCGCGCGCAGCCATCAGAGGGCCTCCCCTCGATCTCGGTCGGCGATGATCGTTCGCATCACGCCAGTCGCCTGACCCGCAACGTCAGCGGGAACGTCGAACCCGCGGCCGAACGGCATTGAGCAGTAGTTCAGCGCCGTGCGCTCGGGGATGTAGGGCTCGGAGTCGAAACCCACCGAGACCGTCAGGAGGACGTGGGTGGCACCCAAGGTCTCCATTCCGATATTGTCCACGGTCTGCTCGATGACGCGCTGCACCTCCTCGACCATGTAGTCACCGTCCAGCTCTGCCACGTCGCGCATGCGATAGCCGCGTTTCTCGATCACCGTGCTTTCCTTGTCGAGCACGTTGATCACGAACCGAACGCTGTTCACGCTTTCTGTCATGTTGACCTCCTCAAGTCGTTGATAGCTCCACTGTAGCCGGTCTGGGGGGTAGATTGCAAGCCCAAACGCAGAAGCGCCCCAGGGGTAGACCGAAGTCCACGCCTGGGGCGCCATTCTTTACTTGAAAACCGCTTCTACTGCCGAGAGAATCTCTTCCTTCACGGCATCTGGGCCACGGTCCTGCATGCCGTACGACTGGTGGCGACGCTCCGTTGTACTAACGGACTTGATGGCATCAATGGCTGCGAGCCTTGCCTCGCCCAGCGCCACGGCAACCGAGCGCTCAACCAGCTTCTCGAAGTCGACACTGACGGTATGCGTCGGCAGCGGATGCGGGTCGCTTCCGATAACCCGCGGCAAGAGGCCACGATAGTCCTCATCGATCAGGATGCTCATGGGGCAACGCCAAACGTGCGCCCGAGCGGGTCAAAGATTGGGCTGCGAGTGCCGATTCCGCCACCGAAGATCTTGGCAAAGGTCGGAGTGCCGCCCGGGACGTAACCGCCAGCGGCCAAGTCCTTGGGCTTCGACTTGAGCACCTCAAACGACCCCGGCACATAGTCGGAGTCGTAGCCACCCCTGATGCACCCGATCACCTCATCCGCGTCCTCTCCGATCGGGTCCTCCTCCGAGTCGACCCACTCGCCGTCGTCCCACTTGGTCGCGTAGTAACGTCGGCCATTCTCCAGCTTCCAGGTGATCACAAGCGCATCATCCGGCAGCTCGATCGGCTTCTCGAAGCGCTTCACGGTCTCATGGGGGCCGATGGCTGTCGTTGTCTTGACGCCACCCTCCTCGAACTCGATGATCGTCAGATCTGGGAGCCCGGGCGCGCGGCGCAATTTCCGCACTGCGAGCACCTCGGCGATTCGCGAGATCTCGATCTTGTCACCGACCCCAACCTCAGATCGTTCGATGTTCACAGGGTTGCTCTGTTCAGTCATTTCTCCTCCTTCTTCTTCGCGGCCGGTCTGGGCGGCTCTGCGCCGCACCCCTTGCAAACCTGTCCGCGCTTCCAATGCTGTTGGTAGTTGTGTTCACCCGAGTCGCGCCAGTACATGCACCAGTGTGCGGCGCGTGTCCCAAGCTCCTCGATCTCGTCCACTACTCGATATCTTCGAGCTGGATCGTTCCGACCGGAACCAGGCCCAGGTCGGGGAAGGCGAAGACCTCATCCGCGGGCCACACTTCCTTGAGCATGGTCTCCGGGGTGACATACAGGTAGCGCGTTCCCTCCAGGATGTCCATGGCGGTCAGCTCCAGGTCATAGCCGTCTCCAACCAGCCGCTCGTTCAGTGCCTGCTGGATCTCGAACACGTCGCGACCAGCACGCCACCCCTCGTCATGCCAGTAGATGACGGCATTCTCATCGGTCCACGTCTTGATGGTCACCAGCGGCCCTCCTCTGTGCCTGCGGTCGGGTCGTCGTAGTACGGGTCGTAGTCGTAGTCCTCGTCGTCAATCGAGTCCTGGTGTGCGGTGTAGTCGCCGTCGTTCATGCGACCACCTCGAACGTACGGCCGATGTCCGCCCCACGAGAGATGAAGTCCAGGAACTCGCTGGGGCTCATCTTGACACCGGCCGCACTGATCCAGGTTCCATGCCGCTGCAAGAGCCAGATGCCGAATCCGGCGCGACTCGTAACGCGGAGCACGGACCCCCCCTTGGTCGGAAGCTCCGGGTGCTTGATTTCGCGCTCCAGAAGCTGAACCTTCGTGTCGGGCGAAATGATGATCCTGCCGCTCACGCCACTCTCGATGTAGTCGATGGCCAGCGAGCCGTTCGGGCCGTTGAACGCGGCATGCGCGCCATCCCTGGTCACCTCGACCTCGCGGGACACCAGGATAACGTCGCCCTTCTTGACGCTACGCGGGTTGATCAGATCTTCCATGTTGTCTCCTCCTCAGAAGTTATGTTGTGTGCTGATGGAACTCAGTCTTGCAGGTATCGGGGCCAAGCGCAAGTCGTTCGGCGGCCGTTTTCGTCCACCGGGACGATCGACACCATGGTCGAGCCGCCCCCAAACGCGTACTTGTCGCGAAGAATCCCCAGGTCAGACCAGAAATCGGAGAAATCCTCTGGTCGCACTCTCATGTCGAGCTTGACCCGCACCGCCTCCCCGGTCACCGCTCAACCTTCGTCTTGGTCGCATACAGCGACTCGAAGGTGTCCACATAGTCCCGCTTGAAGTCTCGCCGAGCCTGCTTGCGGGCGATGCGATTTGCCTCGCGTCTCGACACGAGGAGCGGGACGGACGAGGTTCGCAATGAACCCGCGGGGGGACGCCCTTTCTTGTCGCCCCACTTCCGAGTCGGGTGGACGCTGGATGAATAGTAGCTGGCCGGAACACTGAACATCAGCCGCCCGTTGGCCATCGCGGGCTGATACCGCACCTTCCCTGACTTGTTCGCGAACGGAACGTGCGAACCGATCATCGAGTCGATGACCTTCCGGTCTCGCTTGCTGTAGAACATTAGTCCCCCATCCCTTTCATCAGCCCCTCAAGGGCGTGGTTCTGAATGATCCGCACCGTTGCGCACGGGTAAGTCTGGCCGTCCGCGAGGCAGACCTGGCCACGATCCATCACATGTAGGCTACCCTGTTCGTGCAGATCAAGCAACTTCGCCGCGAGATTCACCAAAGCACCTCCGTGTACCCGCACTCGGCGCACCCGTAGGCGTCCGGCTCCCGGTAGTCATCCTCCTTGAACCACTCGCCCCGATAGAAGATCATCTCCGGCTCGCCACACTCGGGGCACTCGCTGTCGCTCATCGGTCCTGGCTCCCGTATCCGTACGGCCCCTCGTGGAGCGATCGGTGGCGGTTGTGAGCCGTGTCGTAGGTGGGCGGGTTGCTCGAAGGCAGAATCCGCTCCAGGCGCGCCACTCTGGCCTCCAGCTCGTCCAGGCGGCTCACGAGGAGTACCCCAGCATCTTCCGCAGCTTCTGGACCGTGATGGCCGGTTCGTGGACGAACTCCAGGCCGTGGTCCCCGTTGTCGACTGCCGTCTCCTTGTCCGCGTCCCACTCGTCGTAGTCGTTCACCATGATCAGGAGGTCGTTGACCTCCTCCACGAAGTTCGCAATGTCGGTGTGGGTTGGGGTGATGCCGACGTTCAGCGCGTCCAGGATGTCCTGGCGAGCCTCGATGACGCTCATGCTCGCGCCTCCTTTGCCTTCTTGACCATGCGCGCCAGCACATGAATCGCGTCCGTGCGCTCCAGGAGCCGCACCAAGCTGCGCACGCCGTTGTTGCCGAACATCTCATGCCCTTCGAACGGGTTGTGGCCGTAGTCCTTCTCGCGGTACTTTTCGGCCTCGGCCGCGTCCTCGATAAGCGACTCCAGGGCGGCGCGCTTCTCCTTGTAGTTGTTGATGCTCATGGGTGTTCCCTCCATTTCTCGGCCAGGGCGGGGATCCGCTCCGGGTTTGCGTCCAGGCGGGTCTGGGCTGCACTCAGGTAACCGGCTCTCACGTGAAATCCCGCCTCGAACCAGTCCACGCCATCCTCTTCCGCCATGCTGAATCCCAGCTGCCAGCGGGCGTCTTTCAGGTCGCTGCTCACAGCGCGGACCTCCTCGCGATCGCGAGCGCCTTCATGCGCTGAACCGAATCGCCCGACATGGGGTAGTTGAACCCGAGCAGGAAGTGCCCTGTCATCAGCTCATCGACGCTCATATGCCACGCCGTCCCGCCCCGACTCAAGTCCTTCTGGAAGTTCGTCGGGGGTAAATCCTGTGTGCTCACTGGTCCGCCCTCTTCCACACCCGAAGCGACTCCGCCGCGCCCCATTCAACGATCTCCCAGGCCAGAACATTGGCGCTGTCGTACTCCTCGCTGTCAGAGTCGATCCAGGTGCCATCCGGACGCTTCCTGATGAACACCTCCCTCTTGTTGCCGATCTCCACCGAAACCAGCTCGGCGTCATGCGGGACCAGCGGGGGGTCCTCGGTCAGAATCTCCGTGGCCCCGTAGTGGCTGGGGTAGAGCCAGGTGCTCCCGCCATCCGCCTTGGCGACCAGGACACTGGAATCCTCCAGATCCACCTTCTCCACGACGCCATTGATGACGATCTGCACCTTGCCGCCAACCTTCAAGTTCGCGAGTTCAACCTTCTTCATGCTTCCTCCTTCTGTTGAGATTGCGAGCCTGTGCCCGCCTGATTGTCCTGTTGGGGTGGGCCTCCCACGCCGGAGTGGGGGTCGTCCGCTTCCGGGCCACGCCCTTGAGCACCCTCATGGTATTCACAGTCACGACGTGTACCCGCGCCCCTCCCGGCCTTCCCGCGCGCAATCATCGCACGGATCATCCACACCGCCCACATGCGCCAGGATCTTGATGTCCAAGGCGTCATTCACCGTCTTTCCCACGTCTCCTCCTTCTGTTCGCGTACACCTAGTCTTGCAGGTCTGGGGCGGATCCGCAAGCCCAGAATCGCCCGATCGCCAGAAAAATTTCGGGACACCCGACTGGTCATGGATCTTTCAGGGACCCAAACTTAGGTGCGGGGGTGCCCGGGTCCAAATGCAGGGACTCCCGTTCCAGAAAATGACGTCTTTGGGCACCTTGTGACACCCCCTCCCCGCCCCAAATGGGAAGGTCTGACCTGCCCATACGGGTGCCCTGTGCGTGCGTGAGCGATCACGATTGCTACTCATCATCGCTAGGTAGCAACACGCCCGAGATGTGCGTCCGATTGGACAGCTGGCCATGCATGAGCGAAGCTATTCACATACCGATCAACACGGGAACGAAAGAGAGAGTGATTCAGATGCACACGGACACCGACAAGGCCACGTACTACAGCACAATGTCGCGCCTCACTGGACACAGCGTGCGCTACCTCAAGGTGCGTACTGCCGTGCGCCTGTGCGTCGCACTCATCCCCCTATCCACCCTGTTCTCATTCGCCCTCGCCAAGTAAGGATTCTCCCCATGTTCTCTACCTCTGACATCTACGCCCTTGCACGTAAGGCCGCCTCTGCCGTGGAGGGGGAGGGGGCGGGGCACACCATCTATGCCCGTGGCTCCGAAGCACGGCGCTACGTGGTGGGCGGATACACCCCCTCTGTGCTCCTTCCTGTGGGAACGCCTGTAGGCGTGGTGCGCCGTGCCATCCGGCGTATGGTGGGCGCTCATGGGGCACGGTTCGCAGAGACCCTTGGGTACTGGGAGGACAGCGGCACCGTGTACCTGGACTTGGGCACCACGTACCACGATGAGGTGTCGGCCCTCAGCGTGGCCCGTACTCGCGGCGAGCTGGCCATTTACGACCGTGAGGCGGGCGAGGTGACCTCGCTGTGATCGTGGCCATCGTCACTCTGGCCCTACTGGTCGCCCTGTCCGTGGCCTTCCTGTGCGCCAGGCCCTGATTCCGACACGCCCGGGATACACACCATTTGACATGTGTCACCATCCCGCGTAACTTAGTACATGTCAGCAAGACACTTAACCGAAAGGCCGATCATGGCACTCAGCACGGCAACCAATGTGCGCCCCAACGTTCGGGTGCAGACGGGGCGCATTGTGGCACGCGCACTTGACAACACGTTCACGGGCACGACTCACGCTCTTGTCCGGCATGTGCCCTGCTCTACCGGCCCGCGCGTCCGGCTTTATGCAAGCCTGGATGGCCCCAACGGCTTCCCCGGTGATACCGGACACGTCCGGTTCTAGGCCGCTTGTCTCACTCTCACCTTGCACGGGTGAGGGTGGGGCTGGCAGACTAGACACACACAACAGAAAGGCCGATCATGGCACAGGAACGTGGACTCACGAACGAACAGATCGTCAACGCGGCGAGCGCCGGACGCTTCGGCATCAACAAGCGCGAGTCATTCCAGACTTACCCCGTAGACGCCTTCCGCGCCCGCTTTGGCTACAGCGCCCCGCACTTGGGCTGGATGCCCCACTCCTGGCAGCGCATCTATCGCGAGCGCTACGGCGCTGGCAAGGTCACTCAGGTTCTCATTTCCTTCCAGACAACTATCGCTTGGAAGGATGCCGATTACGGCTGGATCATGCCCGACGTGAACTACAGCATCATCACCTCCACCAAGCATCAGGGACCGGCCTACAAGCTCTACGCCACGCGCCACGCGATGCCGTACGATGCCACGCTGGAAGACGCCCGGCGCGTGCTCGCCGGTGAGCTTGTCTTCACTTCCAAGGGCTACGGCAACAGCCGCGTGTTCACGGGCACGGTCCCCGGACCCAACTACATCCCGGAGGCTTGACGATCATGGCCACCACGCACACCTGCCACGTTGACTGCCGCCTTGAGGTCACCCCATACACGGACGGCAACGGCAAGCCCCGTGAGCGCCGCGCTCACATCATGTACGCGGCAGAGCCGTCTTCCGCGGCTGGCCGCTACCAATGGGAGCAGAACCGCGCGATCTTGGACCAGGGCCGCCGTGCATGGCGCGCGTCGGGTCAGGGTCAGAGCCGCGCATGCCGCGTGTGGGATGAGCAGAGGCGCACCGGAGCCAATCGCGTCGGTGAGCGCCTATTCCGTCGCAAGCTGTACGATTTCTAGCAACACCGCGCCAATGGCATACGCCCGGGTCCGAGTCCCGGGGGCGCACTCACACCACAACAGAAAGGCCCATCATGGCTAAGCAAGCCTCAGCGATGACGAAGACCAAGGCGGGCGCATCCGTGCGCGTGTACGCCGCCGTGACCCCGGATGGCACTCAGGTACAGCTCTGGAGCAAGCACCGTTCCTACGGTTTCTGGAACCTGTACCGGCTGGAGGGTGGCAAGCTCACCGCGCGCTCCCTCCGCATTCTCCTTGGGGAGGAAAGGGCATAATGACGACTCTTGACGGCAACAAGATCGACCGCTATGGCACTCACGTGCCACATTGGGCACCCGAAGACGCTGACACGCCGGAGACTTATGCGGCCGACGCGAGTGGCGAGCTGCGCGCCATCGTTAACCCCCGTGCGGATGGCTTTGGCTACTGCATCGAAACGTGGGCGGAGGGTGTTGGCCTGACGACGTACTGGAGCACGCCCGAGTGGGCCGACGCCGTGGCTTTCGCGGACGATTTCGTTCGCCCCTTTCCCGAGTCTGAGGAGGACTACGCGCTCGCCTGTGACGCCATGCACGCGGCCAACCCGCACCGATTTGAGGGCGAGCTGTGAGCGCCTGTTCCCACCCCCACTGGACATGGGTCGGCTGGACGGATGCCACTGAGGAACACGACATTTTCGTGTGCGATCACTGCGATGAGGAGAGGGCGTCCACGCTCATCGATGACTTCGCCATCCGTGAGGCTTCGCCGTGCGATCATTTCCAGTCGTCCGACGTAGGCACCGAGCCGGACGGCTCCACCATCGTCGAGTGTGAGGGGTGCGGATATCGCTGGAATGAGGGTGTCGCGTGAGCCGCCCCGTGCACGCGGCACTGTGCGCTCTCGCGCTCGCCGCAGGACTCATTGTAGGGACGCTAGTTTCTGGACTGGCACATGACGCCATGACGCCTGACCTGCCCCCGTGCGCTACGGAGGATTCTTCCCAGTGCTACTGGGACGCAGACACGATGGGCAACGGCCAGGGAGGGGACGTGGTGACGCCGTGAATGACCCTCTGTACACCGTGACGTTTGCGGACGGCGACAGCGACCACAACCGACAGCACTACCAGCGCCGCAACGTCGCGGCGTCCAAGCTGGCCGGGCTCATCCGCGTCCACCAGGGCCGCGGACAGCGCATCATTCGAGTGGAGGTCCAGTCGTGACCGATCCCAAGCCCGGCGACCTCTGCCGCCTGCTCCCCGGATTCCAGGTGGAGCACTACAGGTGTGAGGACTACCCGGACGGCACCATCACTAGCGTCGTCGCCGACGCTGTCGTCAGGCGGCCCGTGTAGCCCCACAGCCCGCCTTTCGCCCTCTGCGCTCGCCGCAGGGGGCTTGAGGTGTTGATAGCGGGTCAGCTAGACCCCGAAGGAGAGGAATCAGGCCATGACCTGTAAGCACGAACGCTGGTACTACCTGGATGCCGACATTGTCGAGTGCATCGACTGTGGCGACCATATCCAGGACGAAGAGGAGGAGTGAGGCCATGATCGTCAACGGCAAGGGCATCGCTCTCCACTTCGGTGTCACCCCCGCGGCTGTGTCCAATTGGCGCGCGCGTCACGCCGACTTCCCCGCACCCCTCGACATGCCCGGGGTTGTGGGCACCCCGCTTTGGCTCCTTGAGGATGTCACCGCCTGGCACGGTCGCGCGCTGTGAGCCGTTCTGAGGGCCTATCGACCCCCACCGGGTACCCCAGGTACCCTTTGCGCGGTTTCGGCGCTCAAATCGCCGCACACGGCCGCGTAGCGCACCTCCACTGCGACCTATGCACCCGTTTGGAGCAGATTCAGGCTGATTCTGAGAGTTTCCTGAGAGCTTACGGAATGACCAGCGACGACATGCTCGATGGTGTATGATCGCGCGCACGCGCCCGCGCGCATCACGCACGGGGCAGATTCCCAAGTTGACATTTTGAGGGGCGTATGGCACAAGGCACGAGCCCTTCAAAAAACCCCCAGGAGTGTGCAATCTCAATACCTACCAGGAATAACTGTATTACATGTATAACATAATTATGAGAGAGTTACACTTATCTGAGGGGGTACCCCTCAAAACTCACACTCAACCCAGTCGGGAGTAGGGGACTCACTTTCCACCCCGGACCAGACCCCCCGTTTTCGATACAGGGGTAGCAGACGAAACCCCGTATCTTGTTGCACGTTTCTCAACTCATGATGTAACCTAGATGCAGGAATCGAGAACAGTTTAGAGCACTTTCGCTCCGACCCCTGTAACGAGAGGAGCAACCCATGTTGACAACGACCCTGGAGCCGTCCCCCAAGGCTCCACCCGAGCCACCCCTGTCGGTGCCCAGGATCAACTGGCGCATCCTGTGCTTCGACCTGCAAATCACTCGTGCGCGCTACGCCTTCGCCTGGACCGAGCTATACGACAACAGCCCCACGAGGCCCACACGGTCCTACGTTGCACGCCGCCTGGGTGTGCCGGTCGAGGAGGTTCAGCTCCACTCGCGACGAACCGCCCCGGGGGTGTCACCGGATTTTCCATCATCGAAATCTCTGTCAACTCAATCCGGCAGAAAACGGAGCGGCAGAAAAACGGAGTCGGGGAAAATCGAGCTGGCGGTGGGGTGGCAGGTGTGGGTACGCCTGACCCCAACCGCCAAGACCCCCACACCGCACCAGGAGACTCAGATCGCGAAGATGCGAGAACGAGAGCACATCAAGGGACAGGCAAGGCGACTGGAGGTTGCACAGTGGCGACGGCGGATGTTCGACACTGCCGACCAGGAATGGGAAGCAGACGCCTACCGGAACATGACCCTCACGCAGCGGGCCGTCGTGGACAAGCGCCGCGAACTCGACCGACGCCGCGCCAAGCTCGCCGAGATCCGGGAAGCCGAACGCGCCCAAGCTGAGGAGCGACTCCTCTCCGACTGGGATGCGGCAATCGAGTGGGACCGGAAGCGGACGATCGCCATTGAGAGGTACTTGCGGTCGAAGGAGATCGCCCCTACAGTAGGGAGAAACAGAACGATGCCGGGCGGCGTGGACTACACGCCCCAGGCCTAACAGAAGCGGAGAAGAGTCATGACAATGTACAAGGACGGCACGGACGGCAGGTGGTACGGAGTGCTGCCGGTGATCCTGACGCGCGTGATCGAGGTGCTCGATCCCGAAGACAGGATTGGCAATGACACGCACCAGACCGAGAGCTTCATCGGGTACAAGTCGCCCTACGGCTCCGTGTCGGTGAGCCAGTGGTTCGAGAGCAAGACCCACACCGAACAGCCGATCGAGTGGTGGGAAGCGAAGGGCTTCACGGTGACCGTGGACAGCGCGATGGACAAGCTGCGAGAGGGGAAGTGGGGATGAGCCGTTCATACCACCCCAAGTACGCGAGCTGCCGATTTGTCTCCGGGCGGGGCGTCCACTACGGCATTGCGCACAAGGTGCGATCCGAAGAGTCCGGCGAGCAGGGGGTGTGGGCGTTCTACGGTGAGGAGTTCCGCAACATGCCCGCAGGATCCGAGGTCGCCTTCGGCGGTGTCAAGTACGTGGTGAAGGAGGCGTCGCTCACGCGCGCAGGGACACCGAAGGTCCGCGTCGCCAGGAAGCCACTTCTCTGCCCCCCTGGGGCACAGAGCGAACCGCGCTCGGAGCGTCACGCGGGGGCCGTCGAGGCGCTGCGCAACCTGGCGCAGAGCGTGCGGGACGAGTTCGGCTCGCAGGGAATGCTGTGCCCCTGGGTTGGGGTGTTGGACGACGAGGTTGCCAGGCTGGAGCGCGCCGCCGAAGATTACCCAGACGCCGAAGGGGCTGGCCGCGCTGCGAGAGGGGAAGTGGGGATGACCGACAACGAGCAGGTGCCCTCGACCATCACACGCGAACACGCCACCGATCCGTGGGTCTGCTTGAAATGCGGTGGAAGTGCGTACGAACACAGCCACGAAACCAGCACGTGCGTCTGGGATCCGATCGCGACTAGTCAGGGCGACCCGTCCGACGCGCGTGCGAAGGTCATTGATGCTCTCGTGATGACGCGCCTAAGCGACTTCGCCGGGGCCGACATGGGTGTGATCGAGCAGGCGGCGGACGCGGTTCTCGCCGCTCTGCGTGCCGCCGGTTTCGTCGGACGGGAAGGGTAGAGCAATGAGCCACAACGCGCATGAGGTCGTTCGCAAGGTCGATCGCTGCAAGAATTGCGGCAAGCGAGTGTTCAAGGTCGTGGCTGGCAAGTACGCCCTGGAGGTCTGGACTCACTACGGCTACGCAATCCGAGAGTGCGACGGCCTCACGGCGAAGTACGCATCTCCGATTGGTGGTGCGGCATGATCGACCCAGAGGCCGTATATCACGGCGTGAGGTGCCCGGCGTGCCGTGCCCTCATGAGCCCGGCAAACACCACGCTGTCGTGGTGGGATTGTGTCAATCCGATGTGCGACAGCGGCGCGCAACCGATGGGCGACACGCCGTGAGGCGCGTGCGAGAGCGCTACGCTCACTTCCAGATCCGCTACTCGGGCTGGGGTGGCGAGTACAAGTCGTGCTGCCACGTCTGCGACTACGAGTCCGGCTACGGAACTCGCGGCAAGGCGATCAAATCGGCTGCGGCGCATGTCGAGGCGAAGCACGGGGTTGCGGACGGGTTCGAGAAGCTGTAGCATCGGGATAACACAACAAAAGGAGGCCACAATGGCTACGAAGGTTTACGTCGGACAGCGCGTTCGGATCAACGAGAAGTACGGCGAGATCTTGAGGGCGCAGGAGAACAAGGTCGGCGTCGAGTTCGTCGTCACCGGAGTCGACTGGGGCAGCAGGCCCGAAGGCCACGAGAGCAATCAGGTCATCAAGGGCGACCCGATGGGCTGGGGTGTCTGGGGCGACTTCGTCGATGTCGTGCCGAGCAAGGCGCACACGCACACAGTCGTGCACACGACACTCACCTACCAGGACGCGCCGCGAACGGTTAGCATCACCAATGGAACGGGTGCCCTGAGCCTGGCCGTGAACCCCAACCCGGCCGAGTACGGCAACGTGGACGGCAGCACGAGCCTCACCCTGGAGCAGGCGGAGGAGATTGCGCACGACCTGCTGGCCCGTGTCGCAGAGATCCGCATGGGGGTGAAGTCTTGAGCGAGAATCAGGCGGCATACGTTCGTGGCAATCACTGTCGCATCATGCCCGACTTCAAGGTCAAGCACACCGACTGCCCCATCACTGATCGGTGGGGCGAGGGCGTCATCACAGACGTCAGAACAGGGAAGCGGGTCAAGGAGTGAAGCACGAGATTCCCTGGTGGGCCGTCTGGCTTGTCTTCGGCGCATCGATCGCGATTGCAATCATCGGCGCACTCCTGTAGCATCGACGTAACACAACAGAACGAGGAGGAATGAGCATGGAAGATTTCAACACGCCGGGCATTGGTGACCGGGACAGCCTGGGGCTCAAGGTCGGCGACAAGGTTCGGCTGACGGGGGCAGGCTGGGGCAGGAACCAGGATAGGGTCGTGCCGGTGGACATGGTGACCAGCGGCGGGCAGGCTCGCTCCAAAGAGGTCAGCATCGACAGCCTCACTGATTTCGATGGCAAACTGTATGGGGACACGTATGCGATCGAGGTCGTGGAGCGCGTGTCCGATAGCCATATCGCGCTGGACGATGTTCGCGACGGCGACAGGGTGAGGATTTCGTTCATTGCCGACGTGTCCTATGCTGCGGACATCTACGGTGGGCGCGACATCTCCTATGAGGTAGAAGCTGGCAAGACGTACACCTTGGAGCTGAGCCCGGAGAACCTGGAGGAACTCACGGTCACCCGGCTCAAGAACCCCACCCCCGACGCGGATGCGATCCTGGCGGAGGGTGCCGATTCGGCCAAGTCGGCGATCGAGTACGCGATCGAGAACGGGTGGCGACCATGATCAGTGAGGCGCGGGATTTCCTTAATCAGATGAATGTCGCAGGCGAGGTGGCCTGGGACAACTACTCGCGACTGTTTGATCTGATCGTGGAGCTGGAGCCCGCTCCTGGCCCGGATCAGCCGCAGCCAAAACTTCTGCTGGAGCACGGCAAGACGTACTGGGTGACATTCATCGACGGCTCGCGGATCAAGGCGGAAGCCTGGGCGGACAAGCATGGCGACCTGGACCTCAGCAACGACGGGGCGATGGAGTGGAGCATGTGGGCGCAGGACGCAAGCGGCAAGCCAGTGAACCGCGAGGAGATTCAGCACATCGAGCCGATCGGTGGCGAGCTGTGAGCCTACTCGAAGAGGCCCGCGACCTGATCGGCCGAATGAGCGAGCAGATCCGGGTCGAGCAGGCGAAGAAGGAGCCCGTACGGGACGGCATCTACGTCAACACGGTGCACGGGCATGTCATCAGGGTCGCGCTCGGAAAGGCGATGATCATGGATCACCTGACAAGGCGAGTGACAGACGGGGGACCGGCAGTGCTGTACGAGAACGGGATCAGAGAAGGGAATCTCCGGCTGGTTTGCGACCTCAAGGGCAACCCCGTAGAGTAGTGAAAACACGAGAAAGAGGAGGATCATGGAGAATTCAGGCGAGATCAAGGTCGGCGACTACGTGAAGCTGGTCGGTGCCGGTTGGGGCGACAGGCGTAACGCTGTGGTTCGGGTGGACGAGAGGAGGTCCAGTGGGGCGTTCTGGAGCAACTCTCCGGGCGTGAAGTCGGTGACCAATAATCACGGCATCCCGTACAGCGAACGGTATGCGGTCGAGGTGGTGCAGCGGCAGGGGGAGCGGCGCTACGCTGTTGCCGTGCTTCGTGGTGAGCGGCACCATTGGGGCGTGATCGACTCGCAGCAGCCCGGCAAGTACATTCCTGCCCTGAACGAACGCGTTGCCGCCATGATCGTCGACAGCCTGCATGACGGCCGCTTCACCCCGCAGCAGTACACGTGGCAGGCCATCAACGAGCAGACGGCGGCAGCTCACGCGGCACAAGCCACTGTGGAAGCCACCGAGGAGTGCCCGAAGTGGTCCGAACCCATCGACGCCCTGGTGGAGTCGGTGGAGCGCCTGGTGGCGGTAGGGTTCTCGCAGCAGGCGGCCGTGAAGATCGCGCACGAAGCCTACGACAGGCGGCAGACGCCGTGACCGTGGAGAAGCGGTTCAAGGTCGTCCAGTCCCGAAGGAGTGGCAACTGGGGCATTCTTGACACGGTTGCATCCGAGTTTGGAGTGGACAACTTCGCCCTATTTGGCAAGCTGACGAGCCATGACGGAACGCTGCCCGTACGCACGATTACGGCCCATGCGTCCAGGCTCAACCTAGGTGAGGTTCAGCGGGGCTCCTTCTTCTGGGATCGTAGAGAGTTGAGCGAGTTCCAGTAGGGCAATTGGGCGGGTCACCGTTGCGGTGGCCCGCCCCTTTGTGTATCGTAGAGAGCACAACACGAAACAACGACAGAAGGAGAGATCATGGGCAAGTTGAAAGCCGGAGCGCGAGTGAAGCTCACTGGATCAGCATGGGCCGACATGGGCTGGGGCGGCAGGATCGTCACAGTTCTTGATGCGTCAACCTGCATCGCAAGCGGGGTATTCGTGGTGCCCGCCGAATGGGGGCACAAGGGTGGGCAGCGGTATTACGTGCACGACGGGGACTCGTCCTGGGGCTATGAGCTTGTGGACGGCGTGGAGCGCACGTACTCGGCTGGCGAGATCGTGAACGCCATCCAGTCTCTGACCGAAGCTGGGGTGCACCGCGAGCTGGCCGTCAAGGTCGTCTCCGACCGAGTGCAGGCTGGTGGGGAGCTGTGAGCGGCGTGATCGGAATCAGCCACACGCCGCGAGCCGATCTCCGCGACGGCGATCTGGTCAAGCTGACCGGATCCGAGTGGGAAGGCGTCGGGATGGGTGGCGAGGTTCACCGCGTGTCCGGCGAGGGCTTCGCCGCTTCGATCTTCCACCCTAGTGAGCCCGAGATGGCCTGGTACATCATGGATCCGACCGCATACCGTGGCGGCGTAATCGACTGGTCAGCGACGCTCGCGCAGGACCCCCAGTGAGTGAGTGGGCGGAGGCGCTGCGCTGGGGGCTGATCAGGTCAAGCATTGAAACCCCCGGGGCATGGATCATGGCGTCCGGCAACGAGCCGTCGCTGGGTCTCGCGGAGGAGATTGAGTCCGGGGTGTTTCCCGAGCTTCGGGGGCTTGACTTGCAGGTGTTCACCCGCGAGTCCGCACCGACAGCCGAGTACGACCACGCCCCCAATACCTGGGAAATTCACGTGAGAATCAGGCCGTGAGCAGAGCGCCGGGGCCGCCCAAGTGACGGCTTCGGCGTTTTCTGTGTCCGGTGCTGCAACTTGCGGTACGGATAGGTGTACGCTAGGCTGATATCAACAACAACAAGAGGAGGAACGATGGAAAATCAAGTCAGAGTGCGCTTCGGATTCCCCAGCAGCACCGCCTACACCGGCTATCGACCGACCATCGAGATCGATGACGCCGAGAATGGGCAGCCGATCGCGCGGATCGAGCTGACCCCAGAGCAGTTCACGACCATCATGGGTAGTGGCCAGGTCACGGCCACCGCGCGCCACATGCCATCCCCGGAGATGTACGCCCAGCGCATCGGCAAGACGATGGAGGTCAGGAATGTTCCCGTCGAGGAGTGGCCCGAAGGGTGGACGGCACGGAGGCCGTCCAGCGTGGAGGGCGCCTATGTGCGCGAGGAGACGAGTGAGATGATCACCATGGGGCGCAGCTTCCTGGCCGATGGCTGGCAGGAATTCTCCTGGTCGCGTCATAATTACGGCTGGTCGCTGACGCTGCGTCGGTGGGTGGGGCTCTGATGGCTCGAACCAGGCGATACAACAGCGACATGCAGCCGCTTCGCGAGAAGATCGCGGACTACATGGGCAAGCAGACGGAGATCCGCGCGCACTACGCGATGCTGGCAGAGCAGGAGATCGCCAAGCTGCGCGATGAAGTGCTGGATGAGATGTTCATCGTTCACGCCGGGGCGGGACCGAGTGAGATCGCGAACAGCACGGGTGTGTCGCGGACAACGGTCATCCGTTGGCGCAAGGAGTTCATGGAACGCATGGCCGAGAACCTTGAGGCTGGCGAAGATGTGGCCGCAGCCGTGGAGCAGGTGGTCGCAGACAAGACGCTGCCCGACAAGCCCTACACGGAGATCGGATCCGAGAAGTACGACGGCTACCCCACGGCCTATGCTGTCACACCGGACGGGCCGCTCTGGCTCCTCACGGGCGAGGACTTCGGCATCGGCGAGTCCCCCTATGAGGCCGAGGACAACCGCGTGGACCGCCCCGACTGGATGACAGATGATGTCATGCGCAAGATCGTGTACGAGGCCAACGTGAAGCTCATGCTCGCCCCCTGGTGAGCGCCACACGGACAATAACCAACAGGAGCAGAGGAGAAACAATGAAGAACCACGCAAACGCACGCATGACCATCCGCGAGGAGCGGATCGAGCAGGAGGTCACCGACTACAAGGCGGCAATGACCGATGTCCTCAAGGGGCACCCCGGGGAGGCTTACCTCTTCGTCGGGTTCAAGGAGGGCATGAAGCAGGGCATGGCGGTCGGTTCCGCAGCTGTCGCATCCGGGGTCAACAAGGTGATCGGCCAGATCGACGCTGGCCTCCTGGTGGACCTCGATGCCATCCAGGATTCGCTCACCCGACTGGTGAATGTCGCCCAGCAGGAGATCGGCCGATGAGCGCCGAGCGCCTGGAGGCGCTGTACGAGTCGCTGGAGGATGTGCGCGCAACCGTTGACGGGGCATGGGCGCACCGTTTCAGGGCGCAGGACCAGGAGGAGTACGACTCTCAGAGTGACGCCATCGTGGCGCTGGAGCGCGAGGAGGAGGACATTCTCGCCGAGATCGAAGCCCTTGGTGGAGAGGACCCGGACCTGTGAGTGTGGAATACTGGAACAAGATGAAGCAGGAGTGGCTACCCTCCATCCTGCCCGTCGAAGACGTTCCCCGTATCAACGAGATCACGGGCTGGGAGATGTACCGAGAGGCAGAGTAAATGAGCGACGTGCTGGACCTGGGGGAGGTGGAGATCCCCGGCTGGAGAAGCCTGATGAGCAGCCAACAGGCCGTGCCGTTCCGGGAGGTTGAATCTCGCCACGGAATCCGCGCGGCGTACATCATCCACGACATCAACCACGTCAGGTCATGGATCAGGCGCAGGCGCTACGGCGAGGCCGATGGCCCAGCGTGCGTGTATCGCGTCCTGGTGAAGTGGCCCGGTGGCGAAGAAGCCGTGTGGGAGTTTGACCACACGGTGGGCTGGCCGAGAGAGAACGGCCAGGAGCGGGACTGGCATGCAGAGTGGATGAAGAACTTCGGGGGAGTGGCTTGACACAGGCCGCTCCCCCGCGGTACGTTTGAGGCACCAACAACAGAAGGAGGGTCATTGTGGCCATCAACAAGACACCCAAGATCGTCAACCACTTGACCAAGGGCAGGGCATACACCTGCTGGACCACTTTCACGAACGACGGCGTGCGCGGGTTCAGGGAGGTCACATTCGTGGCGAGCCGCGACCAGGAGGTCGAGAAGTTCACCCCCCGTGGCGGCGACCGCATCCCGCAGGACCGCGTGTTTCACACGCACAGCAACTTCGGCAGCGTACCGATCCTGGTCGTGGCCGGTTCCATCCGGGAGGTGAAGTGACAATGGCAATGACACCGCTTGAGAGGGTCATGATGGTCACGCGGGCCACCCGCCCCACCGGCGACGAGGCCATGGCGTTCATGATCACGGCGCTTGTCCGCATGGAGGCGGACAAGCCCGGCACTGCAAGCCGGTTCTACACCGACCTGACTGACCTGCGCAGGCAGAATCGCAAGCCGGACGGAGCGAGGTGGATGAAGTGAGCCAGCGAGGAATGCTCAAGATCAAGGACCGGGGCGAGTTCGTGGACTTCATGCCGTTCGTCGGCATCAGTCCAGGGAAGGCCGTCTACGATATCTCGCAGAAGACCGGCAGGCCCGTCCGTTTCGAGCCGCACGAGGAGGTGGGCGATGTTCTGGCTTGAGGGTCTAGCGTGGGCATTCCTGGGCACAGGCTCGGGGGTGGGCATCGCCTCTATCTCTTACGTGGTGAAGACCCGCGGGTGGAGCTACTTCACGAAGCTCAAGACGCCGTTCAAGCGGGTGAGGCGGAAGGCCCTGAGCCTGTCTATGATCGCCGAGCTAGGCGCAGACATGGCCATGGACAAGTGGGATGAGGAGTTCCGCAAGCTGGTGGCCAGGAGTAGGCCAGTAGAACCGTTGCTCACCTACGCCCCGTCCACAATGCAGGAGGCTGTTGAGCGGGCGGGGTGGGGCGGGGTCGCCGAGAAGACCGACGACAGGTGTGGATCCTGCGAATACGAGGATTTTCTCACGTATGGGAGCAAGCACGTGAAGCGCTACAAGACGCGCCTGTGTGATGGCTGCCTGGAGGACGAAGGGCGGCGGGCGGCCCGAGAAATGATCAACAACATGGGCCTAATCTACGCTTGACATGCACCACAAGATGTGGCCATAATAGAAGCACACGGGGAAAGGGTCCCCACACAACAGAAAGGGCCAATCATGGCTAGCTACGACACCAAGAAGAACTACACCAAGTCCGAGACGATCGCACGCCGCGCGCACCGCGCCGCGAAGTACGCGAACGCCGCCATGACCAACAAGTCTGGCCGCACCGTCCGCCGCGCAGAGAAGGCCGCCTGGTAATGGCGCTCACGTACGGGGTCAAGTATGCGAGGGCTGCCGGAAACTTCGCTGAATTCGCTGGACCCACCGACACGAAGATGTTCCTGGCTGCCATCCGCAGGGACGAGCCGGGCATCGAGTTCGTGGCGATCGTGCTCGCCACCGGAGAGGTGAAAGACTGGTGAACGGACTGACGCCGACCAGGTACCATGGCTCGCAGGAGCTGGTGCCCTATCCCACCTATCGCTGCAAGGCGAAGGCGTGGGAGAAGGCGGGGCACACGCACCTGTGCCGCTCCGTCACGGACCACGACGGCAAGCACAAGTGCATCTGCGGAATCGAATGGGAGCCGGAGGTGAAGGCGTGACCGGGCAGGTCTGGGTCCTGAGCGTGATGGATGAGGCAACGGCGGAGCCGGTCGTCGTCCTGGAGCGCCCGTTCACTCGATTCGAGGAGGGCCACATGAAGGCGGCGGTTAAAGCGCTGGAGCACCACGGCACCAGCGCACGCTACGACAGGAGGAAAAGAAGTGGAGCATAAGCTCACGCACACAGACATGGCTCTGGTCAAGGTCGCGGCAGTCTTGGCCGCCCTCGACCTGATCGCGATTGCCATCCTAGTGGTGGGGTCATGATCGGGGGCCTGATCATCTTCTACGGGGTCGGAGTCGGACTCCAGGCGTTCACCGGGATCATGGTGTTCAGCATGGCAATGACCGACGCCTGCGACCGGCGCGCAGGGGCCGAAATCCTACTAGCCTCCCCGGTGTGGCCGATCTACCTGTTCAAGAAGCTCATCAAGACGATCGCCATGGCGGTCGCAACACTCAAGGAGGAAACCAAATGAAGAAGAAGATCTCAGCAGTGCTCGCCGGAATCGCGGCACTGGTCCTGGCGCTCACGGGCTGTGGCATCCAGTACGGCGGGGATAGCTCCAACTGTCTCGTGACGGACAAGTACGTGAAGGTGGAGTCCAAGTCTTCGGCGAAGATGGTCGCATCGTCCTGCGGCGTCTTCACTGTGGAGGACGAGCTTTCTCAGGGCAACTGGAACTCGGCAGACGTGTACGCTTCCATCGAGGTCGGCAAGACCTACGACTTCGAGACCTACGGGTACCGCAACGGGTTCCTGGGGGCATTCCCCAATGTCAACTCGGCGACCGAGGTTGGCGTGGTGACGGAGTGACCCCGGCGCGCAAGGTGGCCCTGTTCTGGGCGATCGCGGCGCTCACGGCACTCTTCGTCCGGCACGCAACACGCGAAGACTCAATCGCGTGGGCGCCGATGTTCTGTGTCGCCATTTCAAGCATCTACGGCGCGGCAGCATTCATCGTGGACGCAATCGAGCGCAAGAAGTAAACAGATAGGGCTGGCATGGACTTGACATCAAGTTCTGTCAGCCCTATCCTGGTACTACACACAACAGAAAGGGGTCAGAAATGACTACCAGTATCACTGCTTTTCAGGCAGGCAAGGCCAGCCACCTCATGGGCATGCTTGAGAGTTTCGACCCGAACACGCTGGCGACGGAGCTGCGCGTGGAATCCCTCATCGTCAAGCATGGCATCGTGTCCGAGTTCACGTACTGGGAGCGGGTGGAGCGCGTCCTGAACGACCTCGGCTACGACTACGACGAGATCTTCGAGGTGCTGGAGCGATGAGCTGGGCAGAGCGCCGCGCAGAGCTGATGGAGATCTTCGGCAACCTCATGCGGGATGAGGCGTATGACGGCGGGCTCGGTGCCCTGGATGACGATGAGTTCGCCGCGCTGTGCGACGGGCTGGCTGGCAAGATCGTGGACATCATCGAGGAGGAGCTGTGAACATAGAAAAGCGCCACGCGGGCCGCAGGATCCGCAAGCAGAGGCGGCGCAACCGCGAGATGTCGGCGGCGTTCATGCGCATGGGGCTCGCAGCCGACATGGCAGCACGCCAGGTCACATTCCTGAGCCGCAGCATCGCCATCTTCGCAGCAGATATCGCGGACCCGACACGCCCCACCATTAAGGAGCTGAACTCGGGGGCACGGCTCACGGGCGTAGGCTGGGGCGGGCTCATCGCGTCACGCGCGAAGAACGCCGCGCTAGTCGCCGAGGGCAACCGTGTCCACGCCGACATCCTGAATGGTACGGTGGAGTCATGAGCATCTGCGACACCACCACCAAGGCCCTGACGGGCACCAACCTGACCATCGAAGCGCACGTCTACGAGGACGGCCACTACCAGGTCACTCTTGTCGATGAGGACGGCCTGGAGATCGACTCCATCGACGGCAACTCGAACGACGGGAACCTTCGAGCGCGCATCGGGCTGGCCGAGGACACCCTCATCTCAATCCACTTCCCCGAATAGGAGCAGAACAGAATGACAGCCCACAAGAAGACGATCAAGGATCCGCGCGTGGAGTCCGAGGTGAACTTCATCAAGCGCCACCTGGTCAAGACGGTGGACAAGAAGGAACTCCTCGCCACCCTCCGCACCTGGCGCGAAGAGTCCGATAGCAGCGTGGAGGCGGACCTGCTCCGCGATCTCATCGAAGAGGTTGACTCCGGGGCACTCGATGGGTAAGCGGATCTATCTCACGGACGCACAGGTCGCAATCGTCGGCGCAGCGCTCGACAAGTGGAAAGCGTGGGCGTGGGAGGACATGACTGACGCAGAGATCGAGGATCTTGCATTGCTCGACACCAAGCTGTACGCTTGAATCAACAACAGAACGGAGAACAGAAAATGACCACCACCACCCCCGAGATCCAGCGCTGCAAGTGCGGAGACGACCTCCTTGTGCACCCCGGCACCGGCACCACGCTGTGCCGCCACGAGGATGTCCCCACGGTTGCGGAGATGCGCAACGGCGTGCCGATGATCATTCTTGACGGGCACCTCATTGCAGACCCGTTCGCCCCCAGCATCGCCATCAAGGGCTCCTACATGCGAGCACACGACGCAATGTTCGCGAAGCTCAAGATCGAAGCATACGGATCGGAAAACGCAGCATGACCTCCCTCACCCCCAACCCGGATCAGGCTGGCTGGATCAAGCAGTTTGTGGAGACCGACGCCAAGGGTGGCATCCTCGGTCTCGGGACGGGGGTGGGGAAGACGCTTGTGGGCACCGAGATTGCCCGCCTGCGCAACGCGAAGCGTGTCCTCATCCTCGCCCCGCAGTCCACGTTCGACTCGTGGGCATCCACGGTGTTCTGGCAGACCGGCCAGTACCTCAAGCGAGCCGCCAACAACGCATTCTCGTTCGACTTCACGCCCGACCCGAGCAAGCGCCGCGAGGTGCAGCAGGTCAAGCTCCCCGCGAAGGTGTGCCAGCGGAACCTCGAAGACGCACAGGCAGGCAAGGACGGGTGGTACTTCGTGACCCGTGAACTCTTCCAGCGCCAGGACTGGCTGGTCGAGGACAAGATGAAGGACGGCAAGCCCGTGCGCAACAAGAGGGGGCAGATCGAGAAGACTCGAAAGCGCCTGAACGCCTGGGACGGCGGCCTCAAGCACGCGCACCCCTACGACGTGATCATTCTGGACGAAAATCAGAAGTTCGCCAAGCTCGGCAACTACGGCCAGCAGTCATTCCGAGCCGTCCAGGGCTTCAAGATCGCATCGTCGGCAGACTGGTTCGGATCCGCCATCGAGAACATGCACACGGTCGCCGTGGACGTGTTCGGCAAGGAGGCGATCCCCATGACCAAGGCGGACTTCATCGCCGACTACATGGAAACCGAGTACGACCACTTCGCCTACGACAAGAGAAGGGTCACCGGGGAGCAGTGGCCTGGCCTGTTCGCATCAGAGCTGCCGCTCTACGTCACAGCGCCGCCGTCCGTCATGCCCCCCGAGCCCGAGATCCGCCATGTCACGCTCTCGTCCGCCGAGCGCAAGCTGTACGACCAGCTTGAGGTGAACTATGTCGCGATGGTAGGCGATGAGATCCTGAATATCGAGGTGCCGCTGACGCTGCGCGCACGCTTGCGCGAGCTGTCGCTGGGCATGTTCCGCGTCGTCAAGACAGGCGAGTTCACGCAGGACGGAATCGAGAAGACCTCGATCGAGTTCGATGAGGGGGCACCATCGTCCAAGTTGGACGAGATTCGAGACATCCTAGCGGACCACCCGGACGACAAGTTCGTCATCTACTCGCACAGTGCGAAGTGGTGCCGGAAGGCAGCGGCGGACCTGGGTGGACGCGCATGGACAGGCGATCTCTCGGATAGCGAGAAGGCCGACATCAAGCGCGAGTTCATCCAGGGTGACCTGCGGCTCTTCACGGCCACAGTGGAGACCATGGGCACCGGCACGGACGGCCTCCAGGCCGTGTGCAACAACGTTATTGTGGCCTCCGAGTCGGATCAGGTCATCGCGAACACGCAGGGCATCTCTCGCATCGCGCGCCAGGGTCAGACGAAGCAGGTCAACGTGTGGAAGCTCGTTGCTCGGAACACATTCGACGCGGGCGTGATTCGCCGCAACGGCCAGAAGGTTGTCGTCAACAATGGGGCGAAGGGGTGGGGCTGATGTGTGACATCTGCAAGAGGTTCATGCGATACGGAGAGACGCCGAGACCGCAGGAGTGTGCACCCGGGCTGGAGATCCGGCTTGACAGGCTCGCGCCGCGTCATGCATACTGAGGGGACCAAACAGAAGGAGGAGAAGTGAGCTACATCGAAATTCTGCGGGGGCTCCCCGCGTCCGGCAAGTCCACCTATGCCAAGGAGAGGGTGAAGGACTCGACGGATATCGTTCGCGTGAACCGTGACGCGATCCGCTGGACCCAGGGATTCTTCCCCTTTGGATCGGCCAAACAGGAGGCACTCGTCTCTGAGATCGAAAAGGCGCTCGTTGAGGGCGCACTCAAGGCGGGGAAGAGTGTCATTATCGACGCAACTCACCTGAACCCGCAGTACATTCGTCACTGGTTCAAGATCGCCAAGGCGCACAGCGTTCGCAACGTGCGCGTTGTCGACTTCGAGGCCCCCCTTGAGGCTCTCAAGTTCCGCGACGGCCTGCGCGAGAAGTCTGTCGGGCAGGATGTTATCGCCAAGTTCGCGAAGCGCTGGAAGATCGGGGAGGATGGCAAGCTGCCCAAGGCACCCGTCTACGACGCGGCACTAGGGCCGGACCTCACTCCCGCCGCGGAGTGGGACAGCGAGCTTCCGAGTGCGATCATCGTGGACACGGACGGCACTCTAGCCAACCATGAGGGCGTCCGTGACCCCTATGACACGAGCCGCTACCACCTGGACACGCCGCACCAGGACGTGGCGCGAGTCATCTGGGGCCTGGAGCGGGTGCACCAGGTCATCGGCGTATCCGGTCGTGATGCGAAGTTCGCAGGTGTCACGCTCCAGTGGTGGAAGGAGCGCGCGCTCATCACTCCGGACGCCATGTTTTTCCGCCCGGAGGGCGATCGACGCCCGGATGACGTGATCAAGGCCGAGATCTACGAGAAAGAGATCCGCGGAAAGTACAACATCGCGGGAGTCTTCGATGACCGCGGTCGCGTGCTGCGCATGTGGCGCGCGAAGGGGCTCACGACATTCGCCGTGGGCGACACGGATAACAACAACTTCTGAGGAGGAGTATATGACAATCGCAACAATCGAGAACGAGGTCAACTACGCAGCCCTGGCGGTGCGCGTACCGAAGGATCTCCCCAAGCTGCCGAACTCCGACCACCTGTACGGTCTGAACGTCGCCGGATTCCTGGCCGTCGTGGACGGTTCATGGCTGGCGCGATCTGGCGAGATCGCCGTTCTGTTCCCGGCGGAGGCGCAGATCTCCGAGGGGCTGGCGAAGTTCGCCAACCTCCACCGAGACGCGAGCCTGAATCAGGACACCGAGGAGAGCGGCTACCTGGAGAAGAATCGCCGCGTGCGGCCCATGAAGCTGCGTGGCAACGTCTCCAAGGCGCTCCTGTTGCCACTGGAGAAGGTAGCGGCGTACGTCGCGCAGAGCACGGTGCTGGGGAAGGAGCGGTTGGCGGCCTGGGAGGTTGAAGTCTTGCTCAGCGAAGGTGAGAGCTTCGACACGATCAACGGCGTGGAGCTGTCGCGCAAGTTCGTCGTGCCGGTCAAGCAGGCAAATCTCTCCCCGGCGCAGGCGAAGCTGGCCAAGGCTTTCAAGCGCGTGGACGAGAAGATCTTCCCCCAGCACATCGAGACCGAGCAGTACCTCCGCAACGAGGGCCATGTCGCAGGCTCGGACATCGTGATCGTGACCCAGAAGCTCCACGGCACGTCCGTCCGCTTCGGCAACGTGCCCGTGCTGGTCAAGCACACCTGGCTGGAGCGCCTGGCGCAGAAGATCGGCATCCGGGTACCCACATACGAATTCGATCGCATCGCTGGCTCGCGCAAGGTCATCAAGGACCCGAAGTCCGAGACCCAGAACCACTTCTACTCCAAGGACGTTTGGAGCAGTGCGGCCGAGTATTTCGGTAACGCGATCCCCAAGGGGTATATCGTGTACGGCGAGCTGGTCGGCTTCGTGGATGGCTCACCTGTCCAGAAGGGCTACACCTACGAGGAGACGCCGATGGACGGCAACCCCGAGCTGTACGTGTACCGCGTGGCGCACGTGAACGAGGATGGTATCCTTCACGACCTCTCGTGGGATCAGGTGAAGGCGTTCGCGACCAGCCAAGGACTCAAGCACACTCCTGAGCTGTGGCGCGGCCCCAAGGCGGCTCTCGTGCTGGACAAGTTCGCGGAGAAGAACTTTTACAGCGAGTGGGCGGACGGCCAGGTGGCCTACCCCGATCGGCCGGTTCAGCTGAGCAAGGGCGGAACTGGCAAGGACGAGGGTATCGTCCTCCGGGTTGACAAGGGCGGCGAGGTGCCGTACCTTCTCAAGTACAAGAATGACTCGTTCTACCTCTTCGAGGCAGACGAGCTGGACACGGAAGAGGAGACGATCGAAGCGTGAGCGAAGAGAAGAAGACCGAGCACAAGGTCGGCGAAAACCTGTACGCGCAGCGTGGCAACACGAGCAACACGTTCCTGGTGGTGGGAGCCCCCCGAGTGAAGGGTGAGCGGTGGGTGACCATCGCCCCAGCGCAGGGTGGTCTGCTCCAGTCGTTCCCCGAGGACGAATTCGAGCGATCGTACTGGGCGGTCGGCACGAACGAGTAGCACCACGCGGGGGGCTGGCAAAGTGCCAGCCCCCCATTTCAAACGGAGAGGAGAGGCCATGGAAGACAATATCCTGATGCAGTACGTCGCCTGGGCGAAGGAGTTCAATATCACTGAGGAGGGGGTGGACGCATTCCGAGCCATCTACCGGGTCAACAAGATCCGCGACCTGCTCATGAGTGACGCGGTGGATGACGCGCCAGATGCACTGAGCCAAATCCGGCTCATCGTCCAGTGAGGCGCGAGGATGCGCCCGAGGCCATCTGTGTTTTCGACACGGAGACATCGGGGGTGGATATAACCCAGGACCGCATACTCACGGCTTATGCCATGATTCGCACGATCGACGGTCGCACCACCAGCGAGCTGTCACTCACGCTGGACCCGGGCGTAGAGGTGCCGGAGGCGGCAAGCGAGATCAACGGACTCACCACTGAGTTCATTCGAGCGAACGGAACGGATGCCCGCAAGGGAATCTACGACCTGTACATGTTCCTGAGCGATGCGGCGCGAGGTGGCATACCGATCGTCGCATACAACATGCCATTCGACCTGGGCATCCTGAGTCATGAGGTTCGACGCCACTTCGGGTTCGACACGGAGAAGACGCTGGGAGTAACAGCGCATTTCTTCGACCCCTTTGTCTATGACGTTGGCACTGTCGAGAAGCGCAGGGGCAATCGGAAACTCATGACAGTGGCAGGGCATTACGGCATTCCGATCGACGAATCGAGACTACACGAGGCCAAGTACGACGTGGAGGTGGCGGGCAAGCTCGCCTGGCTGATGCTCCAGCAGTCGCCGTACACCATCCCAGAGATGCAGGAGTTGCAGGTCGGCTGGCGCAAGCGCTACGCTGACAACCTGACCGCGTACTTCGCGCGAGTCGGAAAGACGGAAGAAGACGGCAAGCCGATCATCGTGGATGACAGCTTCCCGTGGGACAAGAAGGAGGACTAGATGGCAGCCGCCGCAAGCAAGACCCCGGGCATCCTCAAGAAGATGCTCAAGATCCAGCAGGACCTCGTGGTCACCAAGACCGGCTACGACGACCGCAACGACTTCTGGTACTGGAAGGCCGACGACGTGGCCGCCGCAGTGCGCAAGGTCATGAACGATGTCGGCGTGATCCATCGCGCCGAGGTGCTGGAGGCGAACGACACCTCCCACATCGACAAGAACGGGCGAGAGCGCCGCCGCCTCACCACAACATCCCGGATCATCTTCATCGATCCCGAGGACGGGTCCGAATTCCCGCATGATGTCGTGGCCACCGGCTCCGACGTGGGCGGGGACAAGGATGCGCGCAAGGTGGCCATCCAGGCCTTCAAGATCGCCGCGGTGGACCTGTTCATCGTGGCCGAGGGCATGGAGAAGCTCGACAGCGACGGCGACCCCGAGGCCGAGCCCATCGACATGACCGAGAAGCCGGTCGAGTCCAAGGCGGCGGAGCAGAAGCGCAACGTCCGCGAGCTGGATCAGATCGTCGCGTCTACGATCAAGGATGCCGCGAACCCGCTGGACGGCCCGACCCTCGCGGCAGCGGCAGTGATCCTGGCAAAGCGGGCTGGCGTGAGCGAGGAGTCCACCGTGTGGCGCAAGGAGTCGGCTGTCATGCAGCCCCTCGTGGATGCGATTGAGCTGGCCAGCGCGGCAGAAGGTGACAAGGTGGCGGCATTCAAGGCCGCCGTGACCGGAGAGGTCGCGTAGGCTTGTCATCCGAGAAGTGGTCCAAGGCCCCGAAGCTCGCGCTGTACGCTGGCGAGGGCTTCGGGCAGGGCCGCACCTATGTCGATCCAACCGACAGGGACTCGCGCTGGCCATCGGTGACAACCGTCCTCAAGCATGAGGACAAGAGTCACCTGGTCCAGTGGGCCGCAACCAAGGTCGCAGAGAGGGCCAGGGATCGCCCCGACATCATCATGGGCGACCCGGACCTGATCTTGAACCGCCTCCAGTACGCCCACAACGACTTCCGCGATGAGCGCGCGGAGATCGGAACAGGCGTGCATGCATGGTTTCAGGCGCAGGTAGAGGGCACATGGGACTACCCGGAGCTTGACTCCGAGCAGTGGGCCATGACCGAGCGCCTGGATGAGTGGATGGAAGAGTGGCAGGTAGAGGTTCTACTGGTCGAGTTCACCGTCCGTGGCGACGGCTACATGGGTACGGCTGACATCTACGTGAGGTGCGTGGACCCGGTGACCGGCGAAGTTCGCTACGTCATCGTGGACATCAAGACCTCCAAGAACCTGTGGGAGACGCACGACATGCAGCTTGCTGCGCTCGGCATGGGGCGCTACATTCTGCGTGAGGTCTCCAGTGGATCCGATGGGGCATTCAAGCGCAAGGGGCGAACTAAGGCCGAAGACTCCTACTGGGAGCGCGGCGAGATGCCCCACTGGGATGCGCTTGCGAAGCTGCACGTGCGCGAGGACTTCTACGACTTCGAGTTCGTGGACTACCGCAAGATCGATTTGCTCTACGAGAAGTTCCAGGCGTACAATCGGATCCAGGACATCAACAACCGAATGAAGGAGGCAGTGAAGTGAGCGAGAACCCCGAGCCCGAAGGCATCGAGATCCCCGAGCACATGGCGATCGCCAACGGGCACGTCTACATGGTGCACGTGAGCATGGAGCGCCAGACGCCCAGCGACAAGGAGATTGCCGCCCTGCTCGCACCGCTGGGCGTGGTGCGCGTCCAGCACGCGGCAGTGGGTGGCGTGAACGTCGCCATCGAGAAGACCATCAACGAGAAGGAGAACGCATGACCAACGAATACGCAGTCACCGAAGAAGACCTCAAGGGCGGCGGAGGCGGCAACAAGGCCAAGCCGCGCGGCATCTACACCGGCAAGATCTCGAAGGCCGAGTCGAAGCTCGACAAGAACAAGAAGGTCTACATCGGCTTCGGAATCGCCATCACGCACGGCGCTCTCAAGAAGCAGCTGATCTTCGAGAACTACCTCACCCTGAACCCGCAGGCGAACGCATTCCACAAGGCGCGGCGCAACTCGTTCTACAGGGCGATCGGCCTGGAAGCTGGCGCGGTGCCGTACGGCGTACCTGACGGTCCAGCGGTCGAACTCCTGAACGGGACGTACATCAACGTGCAGCTGGAGCACCGTTACGAGCAGGTGCCCGGCCAGGACTACAACGTCGTCACATCCAAGTCGGCGAAGTCGCAGTGGAAGATCGACGGGTGGGATGCCTGCGTGAACGACGCCGGACAGCTCTTCCGGGATCCGGCAGGGAACGTCTTCGACGCGCCCGTGGACCCCAAGGAGGAGGTCACATTCTACAGCATGGCCGACGAGTTCGAGGGTGTCGGCGAGTCGGGTGACAACGATGACACGGACTACGCCGCCACCGGGCCGAGTACCTCGTCCAGCGGGTCTTCGGAAGACCCCTGGGGTTGACGCCCTGGATTGTGGGGATGGTGGTCGGACTGGCCGCCGCCCCCACGGGCATGTGGCTCGCAGCATGGCTTTACGCGATGGGCGAGCGGCTCGACAACCCCCTGTACATCGAGGAGGCTCGGGACAAGATGAAGACCGGCCTGTTGGTCGGAAGCATGATCGGACTGATGATCATCGTGGCATCCACGGTGCAGTTCGGGCCTCACACCTGGTAGTGTGAGGAAGAGGGGGTGCTCGCCGCAAGCGCGCGCCCAGGCCGAAGTGAGAGTAGGCCGCCCTCGGCGTCGGTAGCTCAATTGGTCAGAGCGGATCTCGCGACAGCAGATAACCGAAAGCGATGCGGGTTCGAGTCCCGTCCGACGCACGTTGCATACGGTGAGCGGTACCCCCGTCCCTGCAATTCCGCTTACAACATCATGACGAAAGAGGAGCTAGTGAAGTACAACGTAGACCCGTTCAAGCTGATCGAGCAGGGGATCGCCACCTTCCCAGTAGACCCGGGCGACAAGCGCCCCGTGGCGCGAGACAAGCGCCAGCACCCCGTCAACCAGAAGTGGGACTACCAGGTGCCGCGCCTCTCCTGGGGCACGGTGGCGACCACCGACCCCGCGCAGATCGAGCGGTGGGTGAAGGACTACCCCAATTGCTGGTGGGGCACCCCCACTGGTGACATCAACGGATTCGTGGTCGTTGACCTCGACTGCTACGCCGATGACACGGTAAACGACTGGTGGGATTCCCACTGGTTCGGGCTGGGGTCCGAGGTGGCAACCGTCAGCGGCGGCCGACACATCCGCTACGCTGTGGACCCCGGCGAAGACGTGCAGACCAACATGGGCAAGATCCACAACGCCGTTGACGTGCGTGGCGAGGGCGGCTACATCGTGGCCTACACGGACGACTACAGTGACATCCCTGAGATCCCCCAGGACCTGCTCGACTTCCTGCCGAAGCGCACCCAGGTGGACGCAGAAGCCGAAGCCGCCGAAGCCGCCGCCATCATGGCATCCGAGGTCAAGGCGACAGAAGTGAGCCCGCAGGAGGCCCGCGTCCTCAAGGGGATCACTGACAAGCTGGACGCGCTGCCCCGCCCCTGGCGGCCAGGAGCGGGCTACCACGACGCCCAGTTCGGCGCTGCGTGCCACCTGTGGCGCATCGTGAACAACACGCGCGACTACGCGACCACGGAGGCCGACGCCCACGCCCTGTTCCTCAAGCATGCGCCACTGCGCGACAAGAACGACCGGGCGCTGCGTGATGCTCGCTGGCTGGAAGGCAAGAAGTACGCCGAAGGCCAGGTTGCCGACCCTCCGGGCGAGACGCCGATCCGCTTGGAGGTGGATGACGCGCTCCTGAGCCGGTACGCGGATAGCGAGATCGACCGCCTGTACTGGGAATCCAGGAACATCGGGCAGGTCAAGAAGCTCATCCACGCGCTCCGCCTCAAGGGCGCAACGCAGCAGGAGGCATACAGCATCTCCTACGCTTGCGCGGCAATGAAGGCCATGCATGACAAGGGCATCTCGACATCGACATGGGGATTCGTTACCGCTGAGTACGGCGCGCCCGAGATGGACGAAGAGGCTTTCGATGAGTGGGAGGTCAAGGAGACCGTCAAGGCCCTCGACAAGCCGAAGCAGACGCCACAGAAGCCCGTCGTCATCCTGAGCGAAGAGGAGCGCGCCCGCGTGCGAAGCTACCCCAACTTCATCGACAACTACATCGATGCAGCCAAGGTCTTCTACGCCAAGCCGAACTACCCGCTCCACTACGTGAACGCCTGGATTGCACTCTCGATCGGCATCGGAGACAAGGGCAACATCTACGAGAAGAAGGGGCGCACGCCTCTCTCGCTCTGGGGGTTCAATCTGGCCCCATCCGCAGCCGGAAAGTCGGACGCGAACGACCACATGAGCAACACCGTGGACGCGATGCGATCTGGCGGGTGGGCTGGAGTTGCGCTCGGAGACAGCGCCTCCACCGAGGAGCTGATGGATGTCGTGATGGACCGCCCCGGGCAGTCGATGGGCATTTTCATGGACGAGTGTCGTGAGTTCCTGGAGGGCTCAAAGCAGGCCCGCAACTACGAGGGCAAGGTGCTCGGAGCATACCTCAAGCTGTACGACGGAAAGGCCAAGCGACAGCTGCGCCGAGGCATGGACAAGGACAAGGTTGGAGAGGAGGCGCAGGTCTCTTTCACTCTCTGGATGCAGGGAGCCTGGAACCCGGTCATCGAGACCCTGGACTCGCGTCACATCGAGTCTGGTTTCGTTGGGCGTTTCCTTGTGGCAATCGGAAGCGAAGCCGAGGTTACCCGCGAGTCGCTCACCCCGGAATTCGCTAGCGAATACCAGGTGGAAAACGGCGGGAGGCACCCGCTGGTGGACTCGTTCGCCGCGCCGGTCAAGCAGGCCGTCTACGAGGTGAGCCAGAACGAGGGCGTAGCGCGCATGCAGTTCGCCCGCCAGGAGGTTCTGGAGCGCTACGTGGACATGCGAGAGCAGCTGGAGGCATTCGCCGCCAAGCACCCGCTGTCAGAGCACCTCCGCGGCATCCTGCTCCGAGTCGGGCAGAACATGCTCAAGGGGGCCGCGCTTCTGGCGCTCAGCGAGGGCCGCACTCAGATCGAGATGGAAGACATGCTCCTGGCCATGAAGTCGGGCGAGTTCTGGGTGAAGGGCTCCGTGGAGCTTGCCGAGGCCATCTCTGCGTCGAACTACCGCCGACTTGTCGATCACGTCGTTGACTTGGTACACTCCAAGGGTCGAAGTGCGGCAGCGCTCTACCGATCGCCGAAGTTCCAGAACATGAAGAAGTTCGAGGTGGATGAGATCATTGAGCGCGCGGAGAAGGAGGGCAGGATTCACCTGTCCGATGGAGTATGGGAGGTAACGAGAGCATGAACAGGTTCAAGGTAGGCGACATCGTTGAGCGAACGGGCGTGCACTGGCTCGACATGGATACAGGAGACCGCGGTCGCGTCTGCGCCGTAAACCCCGGCACCGGCACGGTCATGCTGGAAGGGTTCGCGGGCACACACTCCCCCGAGGCCCTCCGTCTGCACCTGCCAGCCGAGCAGGCGCACCCGAAGCCGCCAGAGTCGGATCCCGTCAATCGTCCGAGCCACTACACGTCGGACCCGTCCGGCGTAGAGTGCATTCAGATCACGCGCCATCGCAACTTCAACATCGGCAACGCATTCAAGTACCTGTGGCGCAACGGCCTCAAGGATGATGCGGAACTCTCGGCGCGCCAGAAGCAGATCCAGGACCTCAAGAAGTCCGTCTACTACATCGAGGACGAGATCAAGCGGCTGGAAGCCCTGTGAGGCGCGC